CGATGTAGCGGTAGGGCAGAGGCCCGCCCCAGCCGTGGGGAGCGGCGCTCTGGGTGTCCACAGTGGACACTTTTTCAGGAGTGGGGGCGTCCGGCTCCTCTGCCTTGTCTCCGGCAGCGCGGGAGAGGGCTGCAAGAAGCTTGGAGATAAAATCAAAGAGTGCTTTCATATCGTGCCTCCTTATTGTTTATTAGAATATTGTATTCTAGCGAGGGAATAACTTTCGATTCCCATGGTTTTCACCTCCATTTTGAAATTTCACAAATCGTTCAGTGCGGCTCCTACTATCGGGATAAATAATGGTTCGCAGGTAGTTCATTCCGGCTGTCTGCTTTTTCTTTGCGCTCCATTTTGAAATCTCCCGCCCAATGGACGGTTCAATGCAAGCTCCAGAGAAAACCACAATCAGAATTATATGGTGTTTGCGGAATACTAAAGGCGGTACGGTTAGTATGTCGTTTCCCATTTTCTATTCGTCAACTTTACTTTTATGTAGTCGCTCTTACCATCTGCTGCAGTAGCAGTAACAGTTATCCATACGGAGGTGTTAAATGATCCACCAGTAGTGGCTCGTATATAAACATACCCATTACTGTCGGCAACCATAGTTGTTGATGACGTAAATCTTATGTGGTTGCTGTCCTTGGTGAATGTTACAGTTAAATTTGTAGCATTCGTCGGAGTCAGTTTGAAATAAATCCAAAGGTCATTGTAATTAGAGTCATTCAAGTGAGAGTATGTTATCCCCGTCACTGGGATATAGCTCTGGTGCACCAGCCTGGCCTTCCCGCCGACGCCGACGTACACTTTCTTGACTTTTCTTGCCTTTCCGCCGACGCCGACGTACAGGGCCTTGACGTGCCGGGCTTTGCCGCCGACGCCCACAAATAAATTCTTTCCCATTTTGATTTTTCCTTAAAGCCATCGGTAGTGCGGCTTCTCCTCGTGGAACAGCCTCCACCGCAGCGCGTCGTCCACAAAAATGCAGAGAACGCTCATCGCCACCCACAGCAGGCTGAACGGCAGGCAGATCTGTCCCAGCAGGTTGCAGGGCAGGCCCGAGTAGTCCCAGATGCCGAGGCCCAGATATAAATTCAGGATGATCCCCGCCACCAGCTCCACGGCGGTCACCAGGGCGCTGCCGCAGAGCGCCTGCTTCCAGATGGGCATTTCCCAGGGCAGGTAGTTGTTTAAGCCCCCGATGAGCACAAAGCATACCCCGCCCACGATGCCCATGGTCCAGTGGGTGCGGTCCCGCCAGAGCAGCTCCACTCCCATGTAGAGCAACCCGCCCAGCGCCGCTAAGATGGATAGTTTCACAAATTCCCGTTTCATCGCTCCATTGCTCCATTTTGAATTTTTCGCACAAGCCTTTCCTCTTTGCCAAGGGCTCGCCCTTTGGGAGAGCTGGCGAGCGTCAGCGAGCTTGAGAGGGCTCCAGCTTCTTTGCAATGACCTCCACCTGCTCTTTTGCCTTCTGCAGGATGTCCGCCACCTCGGCTTTCAGGTCCTCCGGCAGCTCCACGCCATAGAAGATGCCCTTCAGCACCTCAAGGCTCGTCTCCCGGCCGATCCACTGCCGCAAAGCGTTGTTGTAGGTGGTCTGCTGGGTGATGGTGCTCTGCTTTGCCGTGTACAGCGTCACGATGTCGGCGGCGGAGTACAGCTTGCACTGCTTCCCGTCCGCATGGTAGGGGTAGGCCGTGGCCCCCAGCATCACCGCGTTGAACACACCGTCGATGTTGGATTGGTCGGGCACTTCCAGCGAGAAATGCTCCTGCGTCCCGTCCCCGAACAGTACGTCGATGCCCGCCGTGATGGCCGCTTCGCAGGCGTCGGAGGCTTCCTCCAGCTTCTTTGCCCGCAGCGTTTCTATCTGCTCTTCCTCGGTGGGCGGGGTGGGCACTTCGCCGTACTCGTATACGGTGTACTTCTCGTTTTCGAGGGAGATGCCCCAGTACGTCTCGCCCGGCTGTGCGGTCTCGTTGTGCTCGTTCACCGCCGCTTCCACCGCAGCATAGTTGTCGTTCTTCTCTTCGTCCAATACGGGCACTTCGTAGCCCGGCGCGATCGTCTTCTCGTCCATGTCATCCTCCATTTTGAACTTATTCGTAGACAAACAGAACTTTATTGGTCGTCAAGCTAGAGTTCGCACCGGGGTCGCTTGATTGTGCACCAAAGGTAAAACCGTTCGCGTTGCCTGCGCCATTAGCGTACTTCACGTTCAACTCGCTTTTCAGGATGTAGTCCAAATTGTCGTTTGACCAGACTGGAATCCACGTATCACTTGTATTGTGATTCTTTCGTGCCGCCACTTTGATCATACTTCCAAATGCACCTTGGTTACAGTACGCCAGATTCGACGAAGTTCCGCTGTATGCGCCATTCCAATAGGCCATAAAACCCATATCCGGCACATACTGCTGGTCGGTTGCAGCATCTTTCCAGCCACTTGGTCCTACACTCGTCAGCGTCCGAGTTGCTTTGAACGCAGCGCTTCCAAGTTTCGCTTTAATCCAGTTCCAGAGAGCGCTCAGTGGCTTGCGGCGATAACTCACAGCAGACTCGTTTTCGCCATTAACATGCTGTCCAACAAAGTAATCTGAATCTTTAGGGATATTGTTTTCTACATCTAAGGCTTCAATAAGCTTATTGATGTCTAGCGCGTCCCCAACAGCCTTTGCATCTGCTGGAGCGTTTTCTTTACTTAAGGTCTTATCTGTTCCAGCTCTTGAGCCAGCCAGTTCTGCGGCGTCCTCTGCAGCTTTCTGCGCTTTTTGAGCTTGTTCGCGGGATGTGTTGGCATCAATCCGACTTTTCTCGGCAGCTTCTTTGCTGGCGAGAGCGCTGTCTGTGTAGCCTTTGATAAGCTTTGTTGCGTCGTTGACGGCGTTTCCTGCGGCAGCTTCCGCTTTCTTACGGTCTTCCTCCGACTTCTTTGCGGCAGTTTCCGCCTGTATACGCGCAACATCCGCGCCCGCAACGTCACTTAAAGTATTCAGCGTCTCCGCGTTCATCGGAGTGCCTTCAACCTCAGGTTCATCATTGCGAACCAACGTGACAACTTCCGATGTGCCGTCAGATTTTTTCATTGTCCATCGGCCTGGGTACTTTGCCTTGCGGTCAACAAATACCATAGTAAGGTTCACCTCCACAGATTGGCTCGTCGCAGTAAAGCAAATGATCGTTTGCGATTCGCTCTATCTTGGCCAAAATTTCTTCGATTTCATTCATGGTCTTGTATGCCAACTTATCCATGCTGGTTGGAGTGCTTGGCAGACCACCGGGGCCGCTGCACTTGGCCCGAATGTTGGATACGTTCGATAGCCAGCGATTTGCGTCGCTTGTGGTCATGTATCCTTCCACCGTCCAGTTCGTTTTGATAGAAACAGACGCGCCAAGTGTAGCGGCAAGCTCGGACACACCACTTTCGATGCGGTTGTAGTCCATGTAGCTCAACGCACCTTTCATGCCAGCTGCCCATTCTATCCGCTCTTCTTCCGTCCACGTTCCAACGTTGGCTTTATCGTGCAGTTCGTTCACGCGGTCAACGTCTGCCTGCGTTCGGTCTGTAATCCATGTTGCCATAAAGTCTCCTTGTTAAGTAAGAACGTTTCCATTAACATCAACTTCCAATGTGGATGGAAGAGTAAATGCCGGGAGAACAGGATACTTTTTTGTGACATCAGAAATTGTCGTATATGTATAATAGCTATTATTAGACTTGGACGAAGAAACAACAGCAGAATTGTTATACTTGAAAAATTCCGGATAAGCGAATGGCGTTGCATCAAAACATCTTGAGCGAGTCCATGCATAATTAGAACTTCCGATAATGTTGTAAAGCATTTCACTGCAATTCGGCAAAGCCGTGCCCTCCTTAGTAATGCCAGAAACGTTAGAGCTCATGCCAAGTTCTGTTGCAGACAAGAGAAAAACTTTGCGAGATATCCAAGTGACCGCAGAGCCATCAGTCGTATGAGAATTGCCGTCATCGTCTTTATAAGTCTGAGGACCGGGAGAAACTCGGATGTTTGTATTCTTGATTTTACTGGAAATACTAGAGTCAAGCGTTCTGAAATATTCGCCGTTCAACCACTTGTCAATAGTGCTACCGGAATATATATTGGTAAAACGACTATCATAGGAAGCACTTTCGGTGCTCCACACATGCGAAAGTACAGTCTTGGAAGAACGAGCGAGCAAAGAAAGGCCTTTTCCGTTTCCGGGGAATGTTGGCCACTTAGAAGAAGCTTCTTCATAATCATGCTTTGCAAGAACAAATGCGGTTCTTTGATTGCTTTCTTTGATATAAAGTGTTGTTCCGATGGGAAGAGAGCCAATTGTAGCAGGGCTTGCAACGACAGAACAGGTTGATTTTTCCTCAGCAGCGGTAACGGTAATTGTTGCGCTACCTTTTTTGAGCCAGGTCACGCGACAGGTCGAAGAACCGTTGCTCTTGGCTACGATATCCAGCCGAACAACGTCAGAAGGAGACGCAGACCAGTTGATTTCAGGAGCCCCGTAGTTATTAGGTACAAACGTTGCGGTGATATCCTGCGGAGCGCCCCAACGAACGCCAAGAGCGCGTGTGCTCAAGTACAAAGAAGGAGAGTTGTTGACGACCGGGATTGACGAGCTGACAGAGCCAACGTATGCCGAAACGGTAGCATTTCCCTTGCGATTGTACTTGACCTCACAGGTGGATTTGCCGGATTCGTTTGTAAGAACGCGAAGCGTGACGATTCCTTCCGGCGAAGCGCGCCAGCTGACAGTAGGCAAGTCGGGGTCATAAGGCAGAAGTTCTGCGGTCAACACCTTTGGCTCATTGTAAATCAACGACAGAGAAGACGAGGACAAAGACACGGACGAAACGTCTGCCAGGACATAGCCGGAAATCGTGCCTTTGAAACAGCCCGTATACTGGTATTTGCTTTCCGTTACGAAGACGCTGGATGCGTAGCCAAAGTTGTGATTGAATTTTACGTGGTCAAATGCATCGATGTGCGGGCTGGCGCGATACTCAAGTTCGACCTTTTTGCGGTTTGCTAGCATAGCATAAGCTTCAGTGATGGAGTTTTTGCTCTTGACAAGCATTGCTTCGGTCAGCAGCTCGTTGCTGACGGTCTGGGTGACGCCTTCCGCGTTAGAGCCTTCCGGGTACAGATGCTCTTTGCCATTAACGTTGCAAGACACATTCTTGACGCGGGAAGCAAAAGAGATTTCAGGCCACTGGAAGTTATTGATAACTGGAATCTCGTATACTTCAGTTCCCTCTTCTGCGGTCAAGTTGACTCGCTCGATACGAATGTGACCATCTCGCGTCTGGTACAAAGCCATACCCGCTGCGTTTGCGGCCAATTGCAGGATGTCTGAGTTCTTGTACGAAGTTTTTTCGGAAGAAATATCGGTGCTGTATTCTTTTAGCTCTTCGGAAATGTAGAACGAAGGAACATTAGAGGGCAACGTCTCCAGTGCGTCGTAGCACATCTGATAAAGCGTGCCCGTCTTTCGACCCGTGTAGTTTGAGGTCATCATGAACTCAAGGGCATCACGAGCCGTGAAAGACGCTTCCAGGCCATTAGAAGGGACGCTCCATTCCGAAAGATAGAATTTGCCGCCATTAATCCATTGCGTTTCTCCATCCACATCCATGCCATAACGGACGTCCACTTCCTGCCGTTCATACAGATATCGAAACATGCCGCGAGGGTTGATAGCATCCCACGTTTTTTGGCTGTTGTCCAAAGAGAATTCGATGCTGTCTTTAGGAAGCTGCGCCGAGATCGGGTCTCGGCTGGATGTGTGCGTGTACGAAACAAGGTCTTTTTTGCTATATACCTTGTGAAGGCCGACCATGATCCATTCAATGCGAGCACGACGATTTGGAATGCTCCATTCCAGAATGTCAATGGCAATGGAGTCGTAACCGTAAATTTCCCATTCGGTCTCAGAATAAACACTTCTGTTGTTCGATACAGTGATGGTACTCACAACGGCGGTTCCCTTATAAGCCGTGAGCTTGAATTTAGCTGCCCATTCGTTCATCATGGACGACCAAACGACCGTCAAGCCAGGAACGGCGCGTGTGTGCACGCTGCCGAACGAAAGAATAATGCGCGGGTGGCTGGAATCGCTCACGAGCGTCTGACTGATAAAACCGGCATCTGCGTAGGGGACAGAATCCGGCAACAATCTGAAACTGCCGTCCAGAACGTGCAGATTTGTTTCCCCTGTTGCATATTTCGTCAATACACGGTCAAGTTCCTTCGTGGTATTTTCGATATTACCAAAAGGAACCTGTGCAGTTGCGCTTGCGGTGGCATCCTCTTGAACGCCTGGTTCGGTGCTATTGTAAGAAATCTCAACAAACTCTTCCGGCACAAGAGTATCGTTGAACTTATCAAGCCATGCTTGAGATGGATGTTCCATACATCAAACCTCCACAAGCGCAAGTGCGCAATTAGTCCAGCCCATTATCTTGCCGGTTTTAGGCCCTCTACGCCACATACCAGCCGTTCGATCGGAAACATACATCTGCCGCGTCTCGTATGCGTTCGTGGCTTGGTTTAAAAACCGAACGGAGCAGTAAAACTTGGTAGTGAAGGGGCTAATGGCAGCGGCCCATTGTTCAGCAGTAAGGTAGTTCCATTTCACGGAAACTTTCGCCACGTCATGCCGAACAACAGAGCCGACCACCTTGCCCTGCACATTACGGCCAGAGTCAACGATCGTGCTGGTTGTCGCTTCATAAGAAGACGGCTCAGGCATTTCTCTGCCGTCAATCGTAATGAGCGCCGGAATTGCCAAAGTGAGCCACCTCCTTAGTAACTGTATGCTTCGTTGCCCATGATGGCACGCCCGCGGTCACTCTGCGTCTTTTCAACTGCGGCAGTAACCTGCTTGCCATCGATAAACAACTTGATGATATTGTTCTTATCTTCGTGGCTGTAGCGCTGCTTATAATCTAACAGTGCGTTATACGCGCCGTTGTACACAGCTTCTTTGATTTCCGATGCACTGAGTTGCTGTGTTGCGCTTGCAGTATAGCTGCTCTGCAATCCGCTGTTTGCATCGTTGTATTGAGATGTTCCAGGAACATTGCTGTAATCAATCTGCCCAAAGTCGGATTCATCGTAGCCGGTGGAGCCATAGGAACTACTGGAAGAGCTCTTTTTGCCGCCCATGCCACCAACGATGCCAGCAATGGAAGCCGCCAGAACAGCGGCAGCGCCCAAAGCAACTAAGCCAGCGGGAATACCAAAGATGGTAGCGGACAGAGCTGCGCCAATGGCGTTAAGCATTGCCACGAACGATGCGCCAATGGTAGAAATCAGAGTGCCCATAGACGCATAGATGGTCGGGAAAGCGCTTGCAAGCCCGCCAGAAAGAGCTGCGCTAATTGCCGTAGCAACAGATTTCAACGGCCCTCTTACAGCCTGGAACGTTGAGCTGATGGAACCGCCAAGCTGTTTGGTTTTCTGCAAAATTTCACCGAACTTCGAGGTAATGCCGTTCAGAAGCTCGCCGCCAATCTGATACGCCTGTGCGGACAACGTAGACAACGCATTGGTCAGTTGCGTACTCAAGTCGGTAATCATGCTGGTTGCGATAGTCTTGATTTGAGTGCGCTGTTCTTCGCCCATTGCGTGCCACAACACGGCAGCAATCGTCGTACCGATGGTTTTCACATCGCCGCTCTGAGCTGCTTCCCAAAGGTTCTGAATGGTTCCAAAAAAATCATTCTGCAAATTGGTATCGAGCTGCTGCCAAGTGCTGGTGAGAGTCTGGTCAAGGTTGTTCACAAAGCCAATACCAGTCTGCTTCCCCTGTTCGATGAACTGGTTTCCGGCATTGGTCACGCCATTGATAAGGCCCTGCATGGCCTCATCAACATAGCCTCGAGCTGCGGTGATACCGTTTGCAAGGCCCTGGTCGACATAAACACCGATTTGCTCGAACCACTTAGACGGGGAGTGGATATCAAGCTCATCTTGAGCAGTTTTCTTAATTCCATCCGTGAGCTGTTTAGCCGCGTCGTTTGAAACATTGGTGTTTCCTGTAATGCCCTTCGTGATGCCATCAATAATGTTTTTGCCAACGCTTAACGGGTTAAACTTAGAAACTTTATCAATCAGTTTTCCGAACCACGTTACAGCGTCTTTGATTCCATTGATTACATCAGCAATCAAGAGAACAAATTTTTCCGCAAAGTTTCCATTGGCGGCTATGGCAAGGCGATCTGATTCGTCTACGCCTTTAATAATCCATCCAATGAACACGCCCATGTCGTGGATAACTTGTGCAAGAGACGCAATTGCACCTTCAAGAAAATTTCCATTCATCTGGATGTCGAGCATTTCCGTTTCAGAAACGCCATTTTTAATCCATCCGATAAGAATCGCAAAATCATTGATAAGATTTCCGAGAGCAGTTATGATGTCTGCTACTGTTTCGGCCGCAATCGTGCCGAAATTTACGAAAGCATCGTGCCAATCAGATTTCAGCCGAAATGCTTCTGCTTCGCTTTCACTACCAAGACCACGCACGGCGACAGAGATAGCCTCGAAGCCAAGAACTGCAAGGCCAGCAACGGGATGCCCGCTAATAGTCAAACCGATTCCGATAAGCGTCATGACCAAATCGCCCAAATCGAGGTCAAGGTCTTTGACGACTTTTTGAATTGTCTCGAATGCAGTAGAGATTTTCCCCTGCCATTCCTCAGGGATCAAATTCCAAATCGCTTGACTGAGATTAGAAAGAGCTTCTTTTAGCCATTTGATAGACTCGCCAAGTTTCCCATCAGTCAAAGAGATGTTCCAGCCTTGCGTAAATCCAAGACCCGCAAGGTAAATCAAGTCCTTGATACGGGTCAAACCTTGCCGGAATTTTTCGCTGTTTTGATAAAGCTGAACAAATCGACCAACGATAAGGGCGACCGTCCCGGCTACTAGAAGTAGCTCTGGATTAAGACCACCAACGATTTTCCCGAGCTTGTATGCCCAATCATGAGTGTCTTTCAACGCAGTAAGAAGTGCATTCCCGATAGCCCATGCGGCAAAACCGGCGCCGATAGCAGCAACAATAGGAGCAAGTTTGCGTAGCTTTTCCTTGATTTCATCCACAGCGTTCCCAACATAGTTCTTGAACATATCGTAGCCGGACAGGTCTACATCGCCCAAGATGTTGCCAGCAGATGCACCGCCGCCAGAGCCAGAACTCCCTTGTGTGGGGTCAATGATGTTCAGCTCATCAAAACCCATCGTGTAGTCCTTGAGAGCTTTGGCGGCTTTCTTTGTCGAATCGGCTGTATCATCCATTGCGTCACCGATGCCGCCAACGCTATCAGCGCTCTTGGTAAAATCAGTAAACACGACCTTCACACCCATCAGTTTTGCCACCCATTCAACAAACTCTCGAATGAGCTGAACAGCGGCAATCAGCGGGGGAAGAATGGCTTTCAGGGCGGGGTAGAGCAGAGAGCCAACAGACTTCGCCAGCATATCCAACTGCGCTTTCAAAATCTTAATCTGGTTCGCAGGGCTTTGGATGGTCTGTGCAAGGTTGCCCTGCACATTGGCAGTTTGCTTCATAATGGCAATGTAACGCAGAACCGCCTTATCTGCCTGAGACAGACTAGAAACCTGCTTGTTAAAGCCCAAAGAAAGAAGCTCCTGCTGTAACCGTGCCTGAGACAGGTCAATGCCCAAACGGCGAATAGGCTCAATCTCGCCAGAGATTGCGGAGGACATTGCGGTAAAGGTCTCCGCAACGTCCTTGTTCCAATAGGAGCCTTCATCATAGGCAAGCTGAGTCAGGTTCTTAGACAGAACATATGCCTTGTCGCTGGCCAGACCAAACGAAGTGCCCAAGCTCTGGATGGTGGCCATGTAGGTCATCGCTTTGGTCGGGTCAACGCCAAGCAAGCCCTGCATCTTGCTAATGAGCGTATCGGCTTCACCGCTCAAATTGCCCATAGCATTGTGAAACAGGTCTGTCGCTTCATAGAAGTCATTAAACTTCGCAACAGCGTTGCCAAGATACTCAGCGATGGCTTTCAGCGATACCAGCTTTGCCATGTTTCGCATAAAGCCGTTCATCTGATGGGACAGACTGAGATAGCTCTTGCGCTGCTTCTCGTTGGCAGCAGTCACACGGTTAGCCTGTGTAACCACCTTGCTCAACTGCGGAGGGAGCTTCGCAAAAGCGTTGCCCACCTTGTCAAGCTGAGATGCAAGGGGAGCAAGAGCAGCAGAAATCTTCTGACAAGAGCTTGCAAAAGAATCAAGGTCAGCCGCTTTCAGCTTGTCGGTCAGGTCAGGAACTTTTCCGATCGCATTGAAAGCGCTACCAAGAGCTTTAAGGTTCGATGCGTCCAGAATGGACAGCGGAGCCAAAGCGTTAGTAAGCTGAGTAATGCTTCCAGACATGGAGTAAAAGTCCACGCCGTTCAAGCCAGACACAGCCGCTGGAATCTTCTTGATTGCATTCACGACCGTGTTGATGCTCTTTGCGCTTGCGGTCGTGTTGACGTTGGAAAGCCCATTTAGAAAACCGGTGATTTTGTCCAGCCCGGACATTCCAGCGGATGCTTGCTTCAGCGTTGCAATGGAACCGGCTAGCTTATCAAGGCTGTTCACAACCTTTGTAACGTTGCCTTTTGTCCGCAAATTAGAAATGGCGGTAGCGAGCTTGTCGATATTAAGCTCTGCACCCTGCGATTCCGCAGAAATTTCTACGGATAAGCTCGTAATATCAACATCAGCCATCACTACCACCATCACTTTCCATCATAGAGAACATCATTCTCTTGATTCGCTCCTGCGCCTCAACTGCGCGTTGGTATTCATACTCGTCTTTCTCCTTTTGAGTAAGTGGAAGCGGTCTATCCATGTACTTGATCGGCTTAGACCCTTTCTTTCGGAACATATTGCCAACCGTAGAGGAAAGCGCAGATGCCATGTAAAAGCCATTTCTCCACGCTTCAGCATTGGCTCTGCGTTCCCGCAGCTCCTCTGCGTCACGGTAGACCTTTGCCAGCCAGACATCGCCGTACCAGAACTGGTCGTAGGTCATACCGATGGAGATGTAATAGGCTTCTACATCGTGGAACAGCTTGGAGAAGGAGAATGGCTCCCCCTCTCCGTCTGTTTCTTGAGATTGTGCGGTTACACAATCTCCCACGTTGCGTTTTTTGCGGTCTTGTCCTCAGTGTCAGTTGCCAGCAGAGACTTGGAAGCGTCCATGAACATCTCAAGCAGAACGCCCATCAGATCTTCCTTCTCCTCGATGTGCTGGAACATCTCGTCAACGACCTTGCGCTTGATGCCCTTGTTCCGTGCGATGAACGCACCGTAGAACAGGGCACGGGAGTTGGACAGCAGATTGGTCATCTGAGTGTACTGGCCAATCTGAAAGCCTGCGCGTTCGGTAGCTTCCACGCTGTCACGGGTGAAAGTCAGCTCGTAAGTGTTCTTGCCATCGGGGGAATGAAAGTTGATAACCTTAGCAGCCATAATAAATGCTCTCCTTTATAAATAGGGGCAGAACCAAATCCATTGTTCAGTTCTGCCCAGTTTGATTGATTCGATTTTTGCGGTTTAGCCGCCAGTGACAGTCAGGGTCTCGCTGAACTCAGGCTTCTTGGTGAAAATGCAGTTGATGGTCATTTCCACAACCTCGTCCACGCCAAAGCCGGACAAGCCAACCTGATGCATACCCTGCCAAGTGAAGCCAGAGCCGTCCTGCATCTTCAGGGCGTAGTACTTCACGGCATTGCTCTCGGAAGTCTCATCGTAGCCAGCTGCTTTAACCTTCGTATAGTCAGCCTTGTTGTAGTTGGCGGTGAAAGACTTGGTGTCGCTCTGGATGATGCCAAAGATGTTGACCTGCATGGGGTCAGACAAGGTAGTGGCATCCAGAAGGTTAGGCTCGGAGATCAGGTCGGGCACATCCTTGATGTCGCACAGCTTCGTCAGAGCGGTTGCGCTGTCGCCACAATACAGGGTGGTATTCAGACCGGAGATAGCAGTACTCATAGAATGTTTACCTCCTTAGTTTCGGTAAATCATTCCGTCCTCTCCGATTGTTGCCCCGTAGCTGCAATCAATCCGATAGACGGAATTGTTGTACAGCCCATTCAACGGGGCAAACGACTTGCGATAAAATTTAAGCGGTTCAAGAACAGAATCCACGATGCCAACGATGGAACGTGCTTCTGCAATGCGTCCGGTGTTTTTATTGGAGTAGACCCGCACACGCAGGGAAACGGCAGCGTACTTGCTGTGACCAGCAGAATCAATGTGCACAGGAAGATTACTGTTTTCTTCTATCTGCACACACGGAAATTTCTTGACGTTGCTGTCATTGATTTCACCAGTAACGAAAATGCCAGGCATTTGCTTTCGCAGTTCCGTAGCAACAGCCGTGAAGATAGAATTGAAATAATCAATCAACTACTCCAAACCTCCCTCCACGTTGCTTCGACTTGAGAAGCCATTTCTTCAACAGCTCCCCACATAGCCATAGCCGGTTCGTTGCCATCGGTGTAATTCAGCTGGCCTTTGCCATCCACCTGCTTAACAGGCGTACCAGCATTGCCGGGGTCACCGTAGTAGTACCAACGTCTGCCAGCACCCTTGCCTTGGCCGTAGGAGCCATGCGCACCAACACCGGGCGGTAGTTCACCGCCATATCCGTTGTGATGTGCGCCAGTGCCAAACTCGATGAACGCGACTGCCTTTCCGCGCGCTACGATTGCAAAGCCGTTTGGCGTTTGTACCGGGTCGTGCTCAACTGTTACGTCATTGTCGCCAGCATACTGTGCGTTAGCAAACCGCACAGTCGCAACGTCAATGCCTTTTTGCGCTAGCGCCTTTGCAAACTTCTGCGCCTTTTTATTCAGGGTGGTCTTGTACTCCTGTATCTGACGTTCCGCATCACGAAGTCCGGCATCGCTCAACCTCACTTTAATTTTCACTTGCAGCCACCTCTTTCAGCGCATACAACGTATCCGTGATATGCTCTGCGACCTTGACCACAGTGTAATTGAAGGGCTTTGAAACGTCTGTCTGAAACCAGACGTGTGTGCCTTCATAAAGCGGTGTGTTGCGCTTTTTGCTGGACGAACTAACAACATAGCTGTAATCCGTGAACGCTCCAAAAGGGTTTGCTTCCGCAGAACCAGTAGGCGGGCTGACGTTCAACATCAGCTTTACGGGTTCGCTCCACGATTCGTATGCGGATTCGCCAGTCTCGTTTCCCCATTCGTCCACAACAGGCGTTTTCTCGCCGACCGGGTTTGAATACCACAGCGGGCGTTTGTCCAGCGGGCTACCATTGAACATCAGCCAATAACACCTACTCTCGGAACCACTTCATTTAGCAGGGACTGTGCCACATCGGAGCTTTCCCACACACGAGTAATGCCATTGTTGGTATAGCTCGTCTGTCCGTTTGCGCCGATGTGGTTGTACAGTTCCGCTGCAATGCGTATCTGCAACGACTGATACTGCGAGGGCAGCTCGTCCGGTCTGTTACCGAAGGGGTATCCCTGCGCAAATATCTTGTCTTTAGCGAAATCAAGCAGCAGGTCGAAGAGTGGGTAGTCCTCGTCCGTGATTTCACGGTCAAGTGCTGGAGCGATGTACTGCCCCAGCTTAACTGCCGCTTCGGAATGCTGATCTCCCATGCTGCTTTCCTCCTTTCGCCTTAGTAAGCCTTGATGCAGTACACAGCGTCCATGCGCTCAAAGGACGGCAGGACAATCTCAGAAGCATAGACGTTGGCGTTGACCGGGTGAACGGTCAGCTCGGTGGTGATGGCAACGCCGGTGTTCACGATGGACACGGATGCGCCAGACTGACCAGACAGCAGGTCGGCTTCTTCAGGAGTAGTGCCGTACCAAGTGCTGCCCAGAGCGCCGGAAGGAGCAACCACCACCATGCCATCGGGCAGATACTTCTCGCTTGCGCTGTACTTGTCCGCCTTAAACATCTTGTCGTACAGATGAATCTTCAGACCGGTTGCAGATTCGATAATCTGCCGTGCTTCGCTGTCCAGCAGAACGGCGTTTGCCTTTGCGGTGACGGTCATGAACCGATTTTTCACCTCGTCCGCAGCAATCATGTTGCGGAAGGTAGCAGTGTTCATGTACACCTCAGTCACGACCTCGCCCACGCTTGCCAGAACAGCGTCCTTTGCGGCATTCAGGTCGGCAATGGGGGTGGCAGTGGCGACGTTCCACTTAGACTTTGCGACAGAGACTTCCTTGTAGTTGGTGGACTTCCAAGTGCCGTCCGGGTCGTAGTTGTAGGTGTAGTTCACGCCGTTTGCCTTGATGGTGATGCCAGGAACGCCATTGACGGGAGCCAGCAGCTGCCAGATCATGCGCTCAGGCACGATGCGCGCGCCAGTGATAAGCTGTGCGGTGTCATCGTACAGGCGGTTCATCACGTCACGAGCATAGGGGTCGTTGCTGTCCAGAACACGCAGGATTTCCTGACGGTCTTTCTCACCCAGATGGTAGCCCTCACGGAAGAACGGCATCTCGGTCTCATCGAACTTGAAGCCCTCGCGGGTGCGGAACGTAGCCTTTGCGTCAAATGCGCTGGGCATCAGGGAAACGCCAACGCCCTTGTGACCACGCAGCCACTTCAGGTCAAGGCCAGCCTTCTTCTTTGCGGGGAACAGTGCGTCAGATGCAAAGGGCATCGCGTTGGTGGGGTCGTTCGTCCAATAGGCGGCAATCGCAGCCGGGGCAAAGACTTCCTTAAGATTCAGTGCCATGTTGTTTTACCTCCTATTAAGCGTTCACGCTGATGTTGTCACGGCAGAAAATGCCGGGGACGGAGGTCTTGAGTGCCTTGATTGCGTCAGCGTCAAAGGTGAAGCTGGAACTTGCCGCTGCCTTCTTGGTGTCGATAACACCACGAATCAGCAGGGCAGCGTTGGGGTTCTCTGCCGGGTCAACGTCATACAGCAGAATGCCATCAGCGTTGATGGTCTTAGAACCAGTCTCGCCAGCAGCAACAGCTTTCTTGCCAGCCAGCGTCATGGGGTAGCCAGCCTTAACCGCAGCAGTTTCGGTCACGGTAAAGGGGATGGCGGTGTAGTCATTGGAAGCAAGGATAGTATCGTTGATTCCGTTGACCGTGTTTCGGGTAAACTTCATGTTTTCCTCCTTGTTAATGGAAAGCACTCATTGCGTCACTCGATGCCTTAGAGGTATTTGCGTTCTGCTGTGCAAGGCTCTTAGCAAACGCCACACCTTCGCTGTCAGAGCCGCCCTTTCCATCCGCACCCGGAGGTGTGGGCATATCCTTCAGCAGAGAAGCCTTGTATGCAGTGTCGTGAGCGGTCATAAACTCCGACTGGAACTTAAACACCTTGTCCATGTCACCGTCAGCCAGTGCAGATGCAGCCTTGTTAGCAAGTTCAGCGTCATAACCCTGTGCAACGAACTTCTCACGGTAAGATGCAAGGGTTCTTTCCTTGACGAGGTTCTCCTTGTCGGCAGTCAGGGCTTCAATCTGCTTCTGCATCTCTGCCAACTTGTCAGCCTGTTCCTGTGCAGCATTCTCGTCATCGGTACGCTTTGCCTTGAGCTGCTTCTTGTACTCAGCAGCTTCGCCGTTGGCTTTCGTCACGGCGTTGCGTAGCTTCTCGACCTCTGCGCTAGGGTCTGCAACCTTTTCAAGCGCAGAAATGATTTCATCGGCGGTCATGCCTTCTTTGTAGGCATCACCAAGCAACACATTGAGTTTCATATCGTTAATTTCCTCCTGCGTTTTTTTTCCGTTGCTTCCCTGCAACGCTGCGAAATTTGTATCCCGGCTTCCCTGCCGGAATATGCAAAGGGTTATTCGCCCTCTGTTTCTTTATTGGTATCGGCAGACTGTTCATCTGCTATGTTCCCGGCATTTATGTCAGTAACATTCTGTTTAGGTTGTTCCTGCGGCTTCGGTGCCTTCCCATCCTCGCCCAGCTTGCCAGCGGCAATCAGGAAAGGCTTGCTCATTTCGTAAGCAGCCTGCGGGTCAGGGAACAGACCGGGCGTAGTGAACGCCAACTGCGGGTCAATCGGCTGCTGAATCATCTGTGCGAAAATCTGAACCTTGCTCTGCTGGTTGTCGTACTGGCGGCGGGGCAGTTTGATGTTGATGTCACTTGCCATCAGCTTAGAACCAGCCGTGTCACGCAGGATTTTGAGCATCACAGACAGGCTCTGACGCTCAGCATACTTGAACATATTTTCGTACTGCTGTGCTCTTGCTTCTGTGTGATTCCAGCCGTTGCGGACAATAACTGCGCCCACGTTATCGGACGTTGCATTCTCGCTACCAGTGGCACTAGGCATGGCAGTCAGACTGCGGTACACGTTCAACATGGAATCAAGCAAAGTCTGACTCTGCTGCTGGTCAAGCTCGTTTGCAATCTGCGAGACAGAAGCGGGCAGGCCAGAAGTGGATTTCAGGCACATTGCGCCCAATTCCTTGACCTGCTTTAGAGCGTTTTCGTCCACAAGGCAGTTGGTAAACACCATGATGGACTGGATGAACTGTGCTACACCGTCCAGACGGTTGCTTTCAAGGTCGTTGATGGCATCCAACACAGGGATAGCCGGTTCAAACAGACCCATCAGCTCCGGGTTCAGCTTGTATTCGACCATCGGCAGCATTCCGAGAGAATGGTTCTCCGACTTCGTGACCTTGCCGTTGTCGATTTCAAAGTACTGGTTTGGCGTATACACGCAAATCAGGTCGTTTAGGTCATCCTGATAATTGCGTGGGATGTGCAGCACGTTGGCGATAGGCTTGTGCCCGATGCCGGAGTTGTAAATCACATATGCCATATCCGGGTTTGGAACATCCACCAGCAGGGGCGTTTCGTCCGGGTAGTTGCCGTTGTACCCCTTGTCAGGAAGAACAATGCGATATCCCTGTCCGCACTCCAACATCCACTGCCAAAGCCGCCGATCAAGCGCATCCTTGCCCTCATACTGCAAAGCATTGGACAGGCGGGCGATTTCCTCACCGTCACCAGTTGCCGTTTCAGACCGCACATAAGAGCAAGGAGTGCCGCTCATGTAACCTGTGTAGAAGCCCACACACTCGTTGGCGTGGTTTTCTACAATGCGGTTGGTGATTTCAGCGTGGTACTCCTTCGTGCGATGGAGGACAGGCTGGCTACCCAAGTAGTAGTTGTGCAGAAAGCGAATCTCGTTCTTATTCAGCAAATGAATAGGCTCTGCTTTGCCCATGACCACTTTCAGCACGTTTGCCCGATTGATTTCCGTTTCCGGCGTTTCAATCGGTCTACGTCCGGTTAGCGGCTCATTCAAAAAGCCACCAACAACCGTCTGATACTCAGCCATGTTTTCCTCCTTTCCGGCAAAATAAAAAGCGCAGCAAGACAAACCTGTTAAGGTCTATCTCACTGCGCTTACAACTGCGCTTCAAAAGCTATTCAGTTTTTGAACTTTGGTACGGAGACCCATGTATCTTTTGGAAAGTTGGAATCTCCAATTGTAATCCAATGGCAAAGAGGGCACAGAAGAGAGAACTTGCCTTCCACTTCACCAAGGTAACGTCCGCAATCGCACGGATTTCCGTTTGCGTCCTCGCGGGGATGCTTGCATCTGACTTTTGCTTTCATCTGCGCTCCTTTCCTAATATTCCTGGAAACAGGCTGTTGAGCACAGACCTGTTAGAAGCTGCTGGGAAACTGTTCGCACTTCCAGCCGTGCTATTCTCCGCCTAGAGAAACCATTGCAGCTGTTTCATTCTGCTGTCGGACAGATGTTGGGCTGCAATTTTGGTGCTGCATAATGGATTTGAACCAATGTATGTCCGGTTATGAGCCGAATGCTCTAGCCATACTGAGCTAATGCAACATAAAGACCCGGCTTGATTCATCGTTGCTCTTTGAAATGGTAAAATGTCCAAAAAACCATTTCATCGAGAGCCGGGAATAACGATTGGAGGTTATAAAAGGAAAATTTCCATGAAAACAAAAGTGAATCGTTGTGCTGCGTGACGGATTTGAACCGCCTTATTCTGGAAGTCAAGATTTCAAGGGCGAACCAGACCCCATCCAACACGGGACGCAACTTATATATCCCAGCAATGGGAAAGAGCGTGGAAACCATTGCTGGGCAGAAAGGAGAACGCCTGCAAAGCATTCAGCTCAGAGCCGTAAAGCGTGTAGCAGGCATCATGCCGGAGTAGCCAACTCCTTACATGCATTATACCAAAAACAACGATATAAAGTCAATAAATTAAATTATACGTTACCACTTTTTTCAAAATGGCCTTTTTATAGGCTCAATTTTACTGATTCCGTTGTACAGTTCATCGGCAAGCTGTGCCAGACTGTCCGGGGCATCATCGTGCGGAACTTTGCCAAGCTGCGTGAACATCGTCACCTGTTCCATGAACGCTTTGTACTCTTTCGACTGGTGCTTCTCATCGAGGAAATAGAACCGTTTGATGTCTGGCGCATACTGGATGATTCTTGACAGCTTGCTTTGGCCACTGGGCGCACGCTGGCTACGAACAGAGCAGTGATAGCCTTGCTGCCGGAGCTGGCTGTCTACCACGTCACAGTATTCGTCACCGCCGTTGTTGGCTTCGCCGCGCACCACGTTGATTTTGTGCTGAATGATTTTGCCTACGACTTCCGGCCTGGTCACGGTCTTATCGCCGTTATTGAACACAAGGTCAGGGATAAATACGGCATCACCATACACATAGGCGATAGGGCAGGCGGTGAAGTCGCCGCCGCCCCATGCAATATCCATGACCATGAGCTTGCGATCAGGCTCACCATCAGGCAGAACACCGTTGAAATACCGCAGTTCATCGGCAGGGAACAGCAGACCTTCACGCACATAGGGCTTGCCCATGTACTTTGCCCACCATGTCGCATCGTCAATACTGGCTTTCATATCGGCATAGTAGGCATCGTCAAACCCAACGCCGTAGTCATAATTAAAGTTGCTGTGTCCGTTCTCATCCACCGCAGGAATCACCCGGAATCGGTACTTTGGATTGTCTGCATACTGGTTCTGGATGCGTCCCAGAGGGTCAAGAACGTTCCAGCGCGTACCGACCATCAGCTCTAATGCGCCTTGCTTTTTGCGGTCTTTCAGCTGGTTCAAATAGGCATCGTACTTGTTGTTTAGACGCTCAACATTCAGGCTTTCCTCCAAGTCCTCAATCAAATCATCACTGTACAGAACGCCGCCCTCACCGATTTCAACAGCACCAGTCAGCGTGCCACCGATCGAGCGGCAAGTCAGGGTGGGGAAGCGCTTCTTTCGGTTCAGGTCAACACTTTCGTCCTTTGCGCTTTTGTCCACAAGCTGAACGTCAGGGAAGATTTTGCCCCAGTTGTAGGTCACAGGGTCGGTGATGATGGACAGCACTTCGCCGTAGAAGCCGTTGGTCAGCTTGTCAGAATGTCCGCTCATAACCGATGCAACGTCAGGGCGGTTACCCATCAGCCATGTGATGAAAAAGATGCACAGGGTACTATTATGGGTGGGAATCAGCCGCTTACCAGCGCAGTATACGCCGCCCTCAACCTGAATGCAGTTGCCTTGCTTCGGCTCGATGCGCTCAAACCCACAGAATGCCACACGGCGAGGTTTGGAGAATTCTTTTAACTGCTTGCGAGGAACAACGCAGGGAATAGGACAGGTGGGGTTAAAGGAAATGACATACACTACTTTTCTACATTGAATGCCACTAGAAGAAAGACATGGTTCATGCTCGGAAACAGAGCAACGCCATCCAAACGTAGAAACCAATGTAATAAAATCGTCTTTTAAGCGAGATTCCGTTGTCGAAAAATCGTATCGGTGTTCTTTTGCTCTTAATGAGCCATCCGTGTCTAGCAGTCCAGCCAATAGCTCCATACGCTGTGAAATGCTAGCAGTGAAATATTCTTCTGGAATATGTTTGACGCATCTATGATACGAATAGCACATACCAACTTTTTGCAAATCAAATCTAAGCCCATCAAAACGGAAGTGCTCAACGCCTGTCGTTTTATGAACATCATGCCATTTTATAGAGTAACCATCGCTTATAACACGCTCTATTATGCACCTATCTTGTTTTGATTCATATAAAAGGCCATCTTGATTTGAACCATCGCCAAGCCACGCCCCCAATGTGTATGGAGGGACGGGAAGTTTTTTGTATTCTCCATCGACAAAATTCTTAAACAGCGCTTGATAGTAATACCGATGCTTTCTCGTGTTTTCAACGCCTGTTTGGTAATCGGGTATCATCTGTTTGGTCTCGATTACATCGAATCTGTTCTTGTGCCGGTTATAAACAGGCCATTCGTGGTTTTCATGGCAATCAATGTAAGTGCCATCAGTAAAATAGCAGCGCACGTCAAGCTGACACTTAGGCGAAACAGCCAGCACTTTTACAAACCGACCTTTCGGGCTGATGACTTCATCACCGACTTGTAAATCGCCGTGATTCTTCCAGCCGTTTCGTGTAAGAATTGGCGTATCATCGCTCAAAGCCTTGCCTGTTCGAGGCGGTTGGCTAACCCCCAAGAACTCTATCTTGTGGTTAAACAAATCTTCCAAATCACGAACCAGCGTAAGAAGAACCTTTCTTCTCGGCTGATAGAACTTCTTTTCCGGCGCACGGTTCCATTCAAGGTAGATGCAATAGCTGTCGAACACATCTTTTGCTTCAAACAGATACGTCCGGCCGATAATGACATAGACCTTTGCCACGTCCTCGCCTGTTTTCATCTTGCCCATCATGGCGGCACAGACGGAACGCAGCTCACCAGAGTATTTGTAGGCATCGAACCGCTTATCCTGTGGCAGAGCATCTCTCAGGTTCACCACCGCCTGAAACCAGTCCTCATAAACCTGCGCTTCGGTCGGATTCTGCTTTGCATACGCTTTGATGCTGTCGATGATGGCGATACACTGCTTTGGCTGCATAAAAAAATAGGCACCCCCTACCCAAAAATGTAAAGAGTGCCTACAACTGCACAAAAATCAAATATTCGGTTTTATTCTAGGCCGCGAACAACGTCAACTGAAAACGCCAGCTAACACAATGCTAATCAGCCCTGCAACAACGCTGGTCAGAACGCCGCAAGCAAATCCTATCCCACGTTCTTTCCACTGTTCAATCTTTTCTAGCTTGTGAATTTTCTTGTAGTTCCTCGCACGTTCCAACAGCCAGAATGCTGTGTGTTGCGTGTCGCCCCAGCGTATCAGCCCATCGTTGGCAAGGGATTCAAGAACGAACTGTGCCGTGAAGTCCAGCTTGTCTTGCAGGGCTTTTACAGAATAGAATCCATTCGGAAGGTCTGGTTCATAGGTGTTCAGCGTGTCGATCAGGCGCTTCATGTTGTCACTAAGTATCACAAAACGCACCTCGCAACCACAACTACGATGAAGAACCCGGTAAGCAGTCCAACGACCGCTCCTGCAAGCCAGTCATACGAGTTTCTGTTGTTCCACTTATCCATAGGTTTTTACTCCTTTCACCTGTTCTGTTCAGCAATCCGATACCATGTCTGGCGGGTCACGCCAAGCTGCTTGGCAGCGTCATTCTTTGTATAATGTCGGCTCACGTTTGCCATCACAACCAATTTTCATAATGTAATCAAGATATTGTTTTACCATCGTGCTATCTTCGCAAATGCTGGCATACATAGCCAACTGGATATTCTGCCCTAAGTTTGATTCAGTTGGTTTAATGGTCAATCCTTCATTTTCAAAAATCAGAATGGAGTTTGCTAATTTGCATCCTTCAACAAAAGCAAACAATTCTTCGTATTTCACAAAATCAAAAATTGAACGCAGCTTTGTTGTTCCATCTTGAACAATCAAATTACCGCCATGAATATTTTCTAGCTTTTCAGTTAAATCCATCTTTTGTTTCTTACTCATATTGATGTTCCTCCAAAAGAATGGTATACTGTGGTTGCACCATTCTTTTTCCTGTTTTGGTTGGTTTGGTGTACTCTTAGCGGTGGCTTGTGGTTGGGCTGCCGCTATTTTTATTTGCGTATCTTTCGACACGCTCATACCAAGTGGATTTCCCGATGCCAAGCTGCTTGCAGCACTCTTTTACGGTAATTTTGCCTTTTTGCTGTTGCTCTAATAGGCTTTCAAACTGCTGCTCGTCAACTTGCTTTTCCTGTCTGCCAAAGCTACGGCCTGTTCTGGCCGAAACTCTCTTGCCATCAACAATAGGCATGGCAGCTATGCCCTCTGCCTGACGTTGCTTGGTTTTCTTGCGTTCCTGTTCAGCTACCGCACCCAAAACCTCAATAAGGATGTTGTTTACCATTTCTAGCACCCATGTCTGGTCTTGGAAGTCAATAAGCGTGGTCGGAATGTCGAGAATGCGAACAATCACGCCTTTTTCTTTGAACCATTGAAGTTCTCGCTTCATTTCGTCTTTGTCACGCCCGAATCGGTCAAATTCCTTAACGATGACTTCATCCCCAGCCTTGACAGTCTCTTTCAATCGTTTATATTGCGGGCGATCAAAGCTGCTGCCTGTCATTTTATCACAAAATACATTCTCATCTGGGATGTCGAACCGATCTCGTGCGATTTTAAGCTGTCTTGCAAGGCTTTGCTCCTTACTAGACACTCTAGCTAAGAAGTAACGCATTTTTTTCACCCATCACTTGATGTCAAACCCATTTTCGACTTTTGTCTCACGAGGGACTACCATAATCTTGTATCCCATAACCCTTAGTGTTTCATCCAGTTTGTTGACACTAATGTTTTTGTGCCTTAGACGTTCATTCAAGGTTTTAAGCGGAATGTCAAGCATATCACTTAACTTCGCTTGGTTCAATTCCTTCAATTTCAAAATTTCCTTTATCGCTTCACTTGCCGTCATTTTTCTTCGCCATCCTTTCTTGATTCTATTATATCAAGATATTTCTGGATGTCAAGATATTTCTGGACTTTCTTTGCTTGCGCTTATATTATATATAAATATACTCTAGTATGTATTTATACATACTAGAGTAGTATAAGGATGTTTACTTAGTTAATCACAATCAGGTAGAAAATTTTCTATAATAAGGAGTAATTATGTCAAACTTCATTTCCGTAAAACTTTGGGTCTTGACAAGCATATTTTCACGCTTTATACTTGTTTCAGCGAAAGCGAGGTGATAAGCTTGGCAAGACGAGCAGAAACCTCGGAACGTGATAAGCTGCGCATGATAAGCACTCGGCTCACAGAGAGCCAGATCGCAAGCATGGAGAGCAGCGCAAAGGCATTGGGCATCTCAAAGGTCGATGTTATCCGCATGGGTATCGAGTGGGTAGCATCCTACGTTGAGAACATCAAGGCATAAAAAAAAAATAAGCTACCAGCCGCAACCACCACGAAGCCACTGATAGCTTATCCACATCACGAAACGAGAACCTGCAACCACCAAGGGGGCAGTCTCCCTTTTCGGAATCTATTATACCAAAAAGGGCTGCTCTCCGCAAGAGTTAGGAGCAAAAAACATGAACTTTCCCACGACAACCGAAGAATTTCTGAAAACCATCGCCCACGGCAAAGAGCCGACCAGTGAGGACAGGGAGTACGCAGAAGCACTTGGTAAACTGTCCGAACTGAACTACCGGGCAGGGTACGAAGCGGGAGTGGCCAAAAACAAGGGCTAAGTTTTGTGCAAATCTACAAACTTTTAGATTTTGTACAGATACCAGTACTACATTAAGCGTTTGCGTAATTGACAAGCCACAACATATTGCGTATACTGGTTGCACCCACATGAAGGGAGGTGAGTTTATGTACAGTCCTTATCTCGAACGCCACAATCACACGTTCACGGTTGCGCTGACTGAACGGCAGTTCCAGTGGCTGAAAGCCTATTGCACCGAACACAAGGTTGCACAGGCCGCAGCCATCCGTGACACGTTCTTTGAGGTGCATCCCATCCCGGAGACCAATGAAAACGAAAAATGATACGCTCGCTAAAGTTTGGCGACCACAGCGAACGTATCATGAACCACTCAGAGAGTATAGACCCTCTTTGGGTTATTATACCAGAGATGGCCTGCTCTCGCAAGATAGAAAGGTCAAATTTCTATGAATAATAATCTTGAAACCATCCGAATCTTCTCCGAAGATGTTATCCCTGTGTATGACACTGACACTGGCGAAAAGGTAGTGCTGGGTCGGGAGCTGCACGAGCGGCTCAAAATCAAGACCGCATACAAAGACTGGTTCCCTCGTATGTGCGAGTATGGTTTTGTCGAAGGTACGGACTATTCATTGGTCGCTCAAAAATGCGCAACCAATAATCCGAAAAATCCGTATACTACTCGTACAGAGCACGTTATCACTCTGGACATGGCAAAGCACATTGCAATGATTCAGCGGACACCTGAGGGCATGGAGATTCGCCAGAAGCTGATTGACCTTGAGAAGAACGTGTCCGTCAACCAGTTCGCAGGGCTTTCTAAGGAACTGCAAGCAATCCTTGTGATTGACCAGCGCACCATGAAACAGGAGCAGCGTATTTCCGCTCTTGAGAATACTATGACCATCGACTACAACCAGCAGCGTGTGTTGAAGCGTGTCGTGAACACGGTGGTCATCAACGCTCTTGGCGGCATGGATAGCCCGGCCTACAAGAGCCGTAGCGTCTCTCAGAAGTTGTTCATGGAATGCAACCGGGACATTCAGGACTGGTTCAATGTAAACAGCAGAAATAACGTGCCGAAGAAGAGGTTTGATGAAGCTGTCGAGTACATCAAGAAGTGGAGACCGTGTGCGAACTCTGTTATGTTGGTTCAGGTCACGAACGGCCAGACCCAGATGCCCATGTGAAAGGAGAACAGATATGATTAACGGTGATAAGTACGAAAACCTTGACGAATACATTAGCGACACTCTGGAAAACATGGAGTGGCTTTGGAGAACGCCTGACGTTGGAGAAACCTACAATGGGCGAGTGATTGCTTGCAACGGCAAAGAGGTTGCGTGTGGCTATCTCTCCTACGAAGCAGACGAATACGGCGATTTGAGACCGTACCTGTGCGACAACGGCAAGATTGTCATGCGTGACATCAACTATTGGATGCCGATGCCGAACGTGACCAGTGCATTGAAAAAGTAAACAGCCTATAAGAAAAGCCAGTGGTTAGAGAGCATCTAGCCGCTGGCTTTTTATGTTATGCGATTATTCCTCTACGAGGTCTGCGTACTTGACTTCAATACGAGGAAGTTCATCAGTGGTGCTGGTCAACGCTCTGGTGATTTTTTCAAGCCCGGTGAACTCACCGTAGACGTTGATAATATCATCGTCCAGAATCTTCACGGCATCGCCGCCGCGCTTATCCAGCATATAATACTCGTCATCGGCATAGAAGCCGTATCCGCTGTTGTCCGTGTAGGTTCTCCATGCTTTTTCGCTGCCAGAGAAGTTTGCGTCAATAATCTGCGAAACTTTTACCTTGACCGTAATCTTAGTGCCTTCATACTTTTCAGGATAGCGGCACAGCTCTTTATAGTCCACAGTCTGGCACTCAGCCTTGTAGTCATCCTCGCTGATTTCTGGCACAGACGCAACGGAAGAAGCGGTGGATGCACTTGTTTTGGATGTCGCTTTGCTACTGCTTACGGAGCTGTCAGAACTACTGCCAGAGCCGCCAATAGCAGACAGGACAACCAGAACGATGATAGCGATGAACCACCAACGCTTATAGATAGGCGGCTTGTTCTTGCCTCCACAATGAGGGCAGACCTTTGCGCTTGCGGCAATTTCTGCGCCACAGTGCTTGCACGTTGTCATTTTACTTTTAGCCATTGTAGATTCCTCCCTTTCAAGGCTTGTAAGGCAAGTATAGCACAGAACGCAGACCCTTTGTAGGGATCTTTTTATTTTTGCGGCGGAATTTTTGAGATTGGCAATGGGGGTGGGGTGATTTTTTTGAGCCTTTTTTATTTTTTCGGTGGTTGAAAGACTGACCGGGCGGGGCTGGGCGGCGGCTATATACCCCGCCGGTGGCTCCCTGCACCTCCCAGCGCACCCGGACGGCCTGCACACGACAGGCGGCAGGACAGACCGCGCCAGATGCAAGGCAGACCACGCAAGGAACGACACACACGCCCAAACGCTGGACACGCTGCACCGGTCTGCACTCGATACCAGACAGGCCGCGCGGGGCAGATCATACCGGCGGCAGGGCGCTGGAGGGCGGGCAGTGTGTCCGGCAAAGTGTACAATTTCGGACGTTTATTTTTATCCATATTTATATGGATATATTTTGCCAAAAGCATTGACAATCCATATATATATGGATATAATATAATCAGTCCAGATAAATATGGACTACAACCACAATACACCAAAACAGGAGGACAAAAACCATGAAAAAGACCATTGATTATACCGCACTTGCAGATACCATCCGCGCAGAACTCAACGCCCGCCACGATCGCAGCGCATGGGATAAGGCCGTCACGTTGTACGCTCTCGACCTGCTGGAGGATATCCAGTGGGGCGCAAATGACGTGGAGCGGCTCCCGATTGACGGTGCAGAGCTTGAGCGGTGGGCGCTCAACGGTGCAAGCTGCTGGGAGCAGTACAGCAACGGCGGCTGCTCCATCTGCTACAATGCCGATATCGCCGCCCGCGTCTGCACCCCCTCCGAACTCAAGCGCAAGCACGGCGGGATGTATGAGCCTAACAGCCGGGAAACGTGGCTTGACGTGCAAGCCCGCGCACTGTATCAAGCCTGCAACCGTATCCGCACCATCTGCCGCACCAACGGCCTGTATTGCAAGGGGGTGCAGTAATATGCTGGTACTTGATGCAAGCCAGTGGGCCGCCCTCTGGTACGTTGGCGGCATGATTTCCGGTTTTCTCTTCTGTCTGGTCTGGCTCAACAATCGGGCGGAGCAGTAAGGAGGTAAGACAATGACAAAAGCATTTCGTGCAAAGCTGCTTAAAGCTGGCGCATTAGATACTACAAAATATCGGTATGCCGTATATCACGGCCACGCCTACGACGTTATCAAGCGAATTAAAAAAACCGAAATCCGTTCTTGGAACGCCGAAAATGACGAATATTGGGAATCTGTCGAATACATTTGTTATTAAATGAGGTGTAAAAAATGACGTTATTTGAAGAAAAAGTGAACGCATACCGCGAAAACAAGCGGCTCATGGAAGAATTAGAAGCAATGAATGATGCAATCAAGGCGGATATAATCAACATGATGCACGGCGCGCCCGAAATGGTACAGGGCACAGCAAAGGCCATTTACAAGGACGTGCAAAGCGTCCGCCTTGATAGCAAGCTACTCAAGACGCTGCACCCGGATGTATACGCCGAGTGCAGCAGCAAGACCAGCTACAAGCGTTTTAGCGTGATATAAGGGGGTTTGTATTATGTTATACTATCGTATTCCGGCAGGGCTTGACGGGCGGGCGGTTGTGTCCGCTGGTGCCTATTGTGGCAAGGTCAAGCGGTATCTAATCGGCGGTGAGCTGTACACGGCTAAAGAGTGCGCCCGCTATGGTATCAACACGGCAGGACTTGAGCTTGTCACAATCTCACAGCGTCGCACCTTTACTAACTTTGGCGTTAGAATGGAGGTGCGCGCATGATATCCTGCATCCTGTTTTCCTTCTGGTTTTTCTCGGCGCTGTTTAAGGCGTCTAAGTGACGCCGCCCGGACACTTTAGCGGGGCCGCACCGTAAAGCAACCCCGCCCCAGCCCAAAAGGGCAAAAATATTTTTTGAAAATCCTATCTAAAGGACTACAAGCATGATATACTAAAGTAAAGGGGCAAGGCCCAGAAAGTGAGTGAAAAAGCATGATGATTAAAAGCATTTATGAGTATGACACGGGCGATGGAATTATTTGGAGTCCCAACGGTTGCGGCATTGAGCATCACAAAAAAAACTGCCCCCGACTTTCAGAGCTTGAAATAAGATGTGAACGCATGAGCGACAGCGATTTTTTCGAGGCCATCCAAAGCGCTGAGTGGCGCGAGGCTCATATCTACAACCCGGACAAAGACCCCCGCTATGACTGGGTGAAAAGAGTCACAGGATTAAAACACATCAGATAAAGGGAATTTTACAATGGCCATACATGATAGAAATTTTTATAAAAGCATCATCCGCAAGATGGTTAAAAGCCGGCTTGATAAATATGAAGAGGAAGGCTATAAATACACATTACAATACAATTCGTATACAAATGTTTACTGTTTGTACTACACCGCCCCCGGTGAAAAAGCTTGGAGCTGTGCAGCGATTGAAGCCAGCGAAATCTAATATATATGCCCGGCGCGTGGCCGGGCTTTTCTTTTGCCTTGCATCTGCTGAGGGTGCAGGGCTTTTGTTTTGCCCTGTTGCAATACAACCCAAATAAAAGCGTTTACAGCGTGTTTTGTGTCGTCCATGCAACTATACCGCCAACGCTGTAAAACCGCGCACAGGTCTTTACAGGGGCTTTTCCTGAAATTTGCCCCATTCTACTACCGCAGATACCAGACCGACACAAGCGGCTATAATACTTCCTGCACCACGCTGGAGCGTATCACAACGCCGCAACACCTCCAGCACATACCAGATACCAGCACCGCGCCGGACGCTGTGCAGATCTGCACAGCCGCCTATTATAATAAGGTATATAAGGGCGCAAGAGTGCGCCCCTGTTATAGATCCATGCCAGACAGTGCAGCATATCGCAGACCATGCCAGCCCGGCGGGGTCAGCTTCTGCCGTGTGCGGATCGCTGGCAAGTACTGCACCCGGCGCACCTGCTGAGGGGTCAGCGTCTCTATCTGTACAAGGTCAGCCCGGCGGCTTGCGATCTGGCACCGGGTCAGCGGTCAGGGCACACCCTCCACCCGGCGGGACAGTCCAGCAGCAGGGGCGCGGCGGGCGGCGCGGAACCATTGGCGGCTCTCGCCGCAGCTCTTTTCGGGCTTTCGCCCGATAGCTAATAGAGGTAAGCAATAGTCGCAGCGTTCCGGCTGGAATAGTTGTAGCAGTTTCTGGAATAGTCGTAACCAATAGTCGTAGTTTCTCCAATAAAATAGTCGTAGAATAGTCGTAAAGTCGTCAGATGACTAGATTTTGAAAGTCCTATATATAGTATAGCAACGATCAGTCAGCTGATAGCCGTAGAGTAATAGTCGTGGTGTTTTCTTGCGAATTATCGTCAAATAGTCGTGTGTTTTTTGCGTAAAATAGTCGTTCGCCTTTTAGAGAAAGAGAGGTGCGATAGTCGCTAAGTCATCCGACCACTCCAAAAATCACCTCTCGTTCCAATTTCGCATAATTTATTCCTCCGCTAGTTATATCTATTTCGTATAATAACCGTACTTATTATAGTATACAGATATAGTTACCTCCGATAATCACATATTATTTCGCATAATAACTCATACCATCCAATTCTGTCTGTTCCTGCTCGATTTAATTCCCAGTAGTACACTATGGTATTGCAATCAATCCATAGCATTCTACTATGAATAGTCAATGCAACATTTCTACATATCAACCAACTACAAAATGAAGTCAATTCTCCATGTGAAATAGTCGCAAACTATCCACCAGTCCGAACCTCACGCCAGTTCTCGCCTACGGTCTGTTCTTCTGGCTAACAGTCTAGCTTTTGGAGATAGAGGGTTGTAGGGAGAAAGAACCTTTGCGAAAGCATTTGGTTGTAATTTTCAGTTGTCGCAGTTGTCGCACCATTTTTGCGTGGGGGCCTCAAACAATTTATTTGTTTGAGGGGGGAGTTAGGGGGATTATAGGGGGTAATAGGGGTTGTAGGGGAAAGAGGGGGAAGAAAGGGGGGAAGATTGGTATTCCATGATACCAACGCATACCATTCGTATCAACTGGTACGATTCGTATCGCTTGGTATGCAATAGTCGCATCCATTTCGTCTCATGCACTCTGCTTTCGTCTAATTCTCCCGTCGATCGAGGCGGATTCTACTCAAAATCAGACCTTGCCGTTTTCTCTCGATAAATAACAGAAGAAAAAAGCATGGAATAGTCGCAGAGGGTAGTTTTACTACCTGACACCATTCCATGCTTTCTGATACGTTTGTTGATTGGAGATTTTAGCGGAGATTAGATTCTACCATCTGCTTGCATCTTGCGCATACGCTCCGCAGCCGCTTCTTTCTGTTCGTCCGTCATAATTCTTGTGGTAGCAAACCGCACAAGTCGCTTGGGCATCTCATACCACTTGCCGTCCTTGTCCTGCTTGACCAGCTTGTACGATGCAGGCTCACGTTCGCACAGCTTGTCAAGCTTGCGCATATACACCGGGTCAGCGGTATAAACCGATGCAGTATCTTCCGCTGCATTGAAGTTGACGATGGTCTCTTGTTCCAGTCGAGTGATGTTCATAATCGTTTTCCTCCGTTTGTTGATTGACGAAAAATATTTATGTGATTCAGACGGTAACTTTATCGCCCAGACCATGTTATCTGTTTTTCTTGCCCATTCTACTGTGACGATACGAGCGCAGAAGCAATTATAGGCTTATATCAGCCATCCAGCATAGTTAAAATAGCTACAATATTCTACCCTTTCGAGTTTTTGAGCTGTTACAGCATGCTTTTTATTCTCGTCTCGTCGATACAAATTGTGAAACAAGCAGTAGTCCCCTTGACGGTTCAGGCAAGCATCACACAGACCGTATCTTCCCTTTCCTGCGTGCACGTTGTCTATGAACTTCTCCAGTGTGTCCATATCGTTCTCCTCTCGTTACATCCACACGCATTCTTTGAATTGCTGCGTTTCCATCTGGAACGTGATGTCCAGTAACCCTACGTTGCCCTCTTTGTTCTTCTCAAGCGCAAAATGATAATGCTGTTCTGGTCTCTTTTTCGTGGTCACGTTCTGCGCCAGCAGGATGATTGCGTCTGCGTCCTGCTCGATCTGCCCGGATTCTCGCAAGTCTGCGGCGGTTGGCGGGATACCTGCTCTTGCGGTCTCTCGATTGAGCTGTGCAAGTGCTACCACCAGCGTTCCCGTGGACTGTGCGAACTCATGCAGCGCCATGCTGATCTCCGTGACGGCACTGTATCGGTCTTTCGCTCCGGCTTGATGGATAAGCTGCAAATAGTCGATGAACACTACTTTTGCTTGCATCCTGATGGACTGCGTTCTAATCCACCCAACGCTTTTGCCAGCGGCAGAGCGGACGAACAGCGGATATTTCTTGATGGCTGCTAGCCTATCAAGTTCGTCAATGCTGACAGTCTTGTTTTTGACCGTGTGAAGCGGTACGCCTAGCTGGTTTGCGATGATACGAGCGTAGAGCGTGTCCGGGTCAGTCTCTAAGCTGAAATATGCCACCTTACGTCCGTTCTTGGCTATTTCACAGGCAAGTTGCAGAGACAGAGCAGTCTTGCCAGCAGACGGTCTGCCGCCGATCACAACGAAGTTGCCCGGCACAAGATGCAAGTTGTTGTCCAACACTTTAAGCCCTGTGCTAATATATTCCGGCTTATCGTCTAGCTTGCGGATGTAGTTGTCTATACCATCGCACATCGGGATGAAATCGCTTCTTTCGTTGTGTAGGTTGATAGCTTCGCCTAGCTGCTCATAGATGTCTGTCAGGTCTGCGTATCTGGTTGAGCCATCAACGATTTTGAACGCAATCTCTCTGGCTCTTGACAATGCTGCCTGTTCCTTGACGATTCCAGCCCATCCAAGCATCATGTCATGGGTGACGTTGCGGATGAACTCTGCACCGAAGGCATCCAGGCACTCACCCATTGCTTTCTTGCAGTTATCGTACCGCCCCATGACTTCTACCGGGTTCCACTTGTCGTTGTGTTCCCAATAGCCACGAATGGCAGCGAACGTATCACGCAGTTCAGGGCAGAAATAGTCGATTTTAAGGTCTTGCAGCACATCGGCATACTCCGAAAACGTGAGGACTGCTCCCAGCAGGATGTATTGGGTCTGATTTTCAATATTCACCGCAGAAAGTCTCCCTCGTCAGGCAATTCAGCCATTGTCTGCTGATAGCCACCGTTCCAGTCTTTCACGTTACGCATCCAGTTTCGTGCAGCAGCTTTCCAGTCCTTCATGGGCGATTTGCCAACCTTCCAGCCATTTGCCGTGAAGTGGTCAATGAACCGCTCCGCTTCCAGCCCGCCGTATCCCTTTTCGGAAAAGTAGGATTTCGCTTCTTCGACAGTCGGTGCTTTGAAGCGTTTTACTTCGTTAGCATTTTTCTTTTCACATTTTTCTTTTTTATCAGATCCAGATACAGAATCAGATACAGATAAGGCATCGTTTGCATCCATTTGCATATTTTGCATACCAGCGTATGCGTTTGCATCATTGGTATGCGTTTGTATGCACTTGCATTTTTCATCGTTCCAACGTTTATTTGCACTCCGTCTGTTTTTCTCAATTCGCTCCTGTCTTTTCTGTGCATTCATATCATCGAACGCCTTAACAACTTTCCAGAGCGTCCGCATAGCACGGTCGTTGTCGTATGCTGGCTCAAGTCCAGTCTCAACATACTGTGCGTAGTTTCGGATGAATGCTCCAAATTCCTCGTTTGTCAGCTCGTCCATCGCATGGACGTGTTCCAGCAAAAGAATCATTGATGCTCTCGGTTTGTGTTCCTGCTCCATATTCAATCCTCTTTGTAGCGTTTGTTCCATGCTTCGATAGCGTCTTTGCGTCCATCGTGGATAATTTCAATCTCTCCACTGTCGTTCATTCTAAACTCGATTCGATATTCTCTATTGGGATTTGTGAAACCACATTTATTACATCGGATGTTAAATTCGTATCCTTTTATAAGGCTTCTTGAAAAATCCTTCTTTATGGAAAACACGGCTTTCTCACCGCAGAACGGGCATCTTTTGAGTTCTGTCATTTTCTAAATCCCTCTCTCGTTCTCGTGATTCGCTTATGAGCCTTTACAAGCCTTTCGCCTTTGCCGTACGCTGGGCGGATATGTTTTGCCTTGATGTACCCGCAAGGCGGCTTCGGCCCAAAGTCGAAAAGGCTCAAGTCCATAATGATGATGCCAAACTTCTTGTTCGTCATATTCAAGCCTCCTTTGGCTCTTCTGGCGCATACGTCCAGTGCGTCACAACATACCAATCGTCGTGTTCTAGTGGGTCATTGAATTCATCTCGCCACGCCTTTTTACCGAATGCTGGCGCATAAAATCCAAGTCTCATGTATCGCTCATAGTCATTTTCGTTTTGGTAGATATGTTTTACCATCAGAATCAACATCGGAGCATCTGACGGCGGCAATTCATCTCGCACAGAATGCCATGCATACTTATCCATCTACATCACCTCATACCATCGGAAACGCCATCCAATGCGTCACCGTCACATCTTCCGGCAGTCTCTCGCCTATCTCATCCCAGAACTGACCGTCTGCGTAACAGCCAAGAAAGTACGCTGTCGGCGAGAATCCTTGCAATATTTTTCCATCTTTATCACGCCACGTTGTCTTAGTTGCAAGCAACAAAGGCTGCGTTCGCTCTCGTGGCGGCTCGCTTGCTGGATGCCAAAGCGTATTGCTCATAACCTGTTCTCCATTAAAGAACCACAGTTCGGGCAGTAGTTGTAGCGGTCTCGATTGTTTCTCGCATGGCAATTACTGCACATAAACCTCGTCTCATCTTCGTCTTGCACAATCCATTCAGCGGTACGCTTTAAGGCTGTCGGAGCATCTTCCACAACTTCAATAGCATCGTAAATACCGCAAAAACGGCATTTAACTCCATTGTAGTTTTTGCAGCCATCGCAATATGCTTTCTTGATTCTCTCAATAAGTGCGCTTCGTTCAAGGTATTCTGGATAATTAGCCATTGTCTTTCACCTCGATTGTTGGTGCAGTGTCGATGTAGTCAAGCACATCATCCAGCACATAACACGTGGTAGCATTTTCAATATCACAGTAATAATTCGATTCTTCCTCTTGAATCCATCCCTCTATGCGCTTGCGTAGCGCATTTGCATCAATCAGTCTGGCTCTCATTGCCCGTCCTTTCTTCAAATCGTGTTATCAACACTTATAACCATATACGCTAAAGATGATTGCAAACCCAACGAGAAAGAAAAAAACATTGACTGCTACAACCGCAATGGCTTTCAAGATTACGTTGTCTATGTATTTGTCCAAAGTGCTAAAAACTATATATTTTTCGAGCAAACAAATCGGAAAAATGAACACAAAACCAATCATTGTCGTCAAAACAAAACCGAGTACAATTTCAAACAAAGACATTTTTCTTTCTCCTTTCAATCTCCATCCCAAACGCCGTCAGGACGCATCTTTGCAAACGCAAGCAGACCGTACAAGGCGCGTTTGGCGTTACCCTCTGTGGCGTGCCAGTAGTCATTGTCGTTCACATCGTCCCCTAGTGCAGAAATAGCCTTTTCAAGCATCGGGATGCTTTCTGCGCCTGTTTTGCCATAGATGGAGCGGATGCCCTTGCTACCAAACACATCATCACGACGAAAGCACTTTCCATAATTATAGGTGATATTAAGCCACAGTTCCTTTGTTCCTCCAATGGAACGAGTACCGCCAGCAACAAAGTGCGTATCATCCACTTCAAGCGTTTCATGCGTTACAGGGTCGCACAGCGAAATATCATAGCTCATCTTTCTTCTCCCATTCCTTGCATCCACGTTCGTCCCACACGAAGTCTGCAACGTGTTCTGACTGGTCGTTCACACACACGCCCTCCGGCTCTTCATACCATTTGCAAGAGCCACAGGACGGCTCAGATTTGTTCTTGCAGGATTCTGCTGTGCATCGGATAGCCTGCCAGCAGAGAACTGCTTGATGCCAATGCAAGAGCAGTGTTCGGTGGTGCAGTAAATCATTCTTGCTTCCTCCAACCGATAAACTCACACAAGCCAACTGTTTGAGGGTCGCAACGGTGCGTGTATTTGGTATTTTTCAAATCAAACCCAGTCAACGTATTAAAAATAGTTGGCAAATCAAAAAGTTCATCAAATGCTTTGTCTGGAATTTTTGATTCTTTTGTCCAGATAATAATTGCTCCACACTGTTTGCAACGCCATATAGAACATCTCGTCATTTTCTTTGCTCTCTCTTTCCCCTGTTGAACCGCCCGATCACTCGCTTATACTCCGCGTAGCACTCCGGGCACAGGTCGCCTGTGTCCTTGCGCCACGCCCAGTCCTTAAAGTATTCGTCATGGTTCATCATCCTGCCGCCTAGAACTGCTCCGCAGCGGTCACATACTCGCTTGTGGTAGATTCCTCTGTCAGTCTGCATTAGTCGTCCTCCCCAACATCCTTGAATAGGATTTCTTTGTTTGCTTTCCAGTCTTTGATTTTGCACGGAATATCCGTGCCGGGCACGGTCTTTTTCAAACCATCCATCTGCCAGACGTTCCATGAGATGGTGTCTGCAATGCAGTCAAGAAAAATGGGCATGAAGCCGATTTTTAACCTTTCAGCATCAAACCGATACCTAAAACTCTCAATCAACGTCAGGAACAGGTTGCATCTTGCCAGCAAGAGGTTGTCTCCCTGCCACTCATAGCCGTATGTCGATGCGTAGGCGTTAATTGCCCAGCACATCCACATATCGTAGTCATGGAACTGCTCTGCCAGAATATTCAACTTCCTATCCAGCAGACCTATTCTGTCCGGCACGGCAATCATCTGCCCTGTGGTGGTATCGTATCGACTTGTCAGGAACGGCGCTTCTCCACAGGTGACTTCAAGGCAAGTCTTATTGATGTATTCTTTCCAATCCTCGCCCTTCAGGTCGTTTTCTGCAACGTCTGTCATCTTCTTGCAGACCCAAGTCGGCGTAAATACCTCTGCTTTCTTACTGGTGCGCTTCTTCTGGTCTGCAAGCCGTTTCTGCACACGAGGGACAAGCTGAACTTTGTCTAACTGTTCCAGCGTGATCTCATCTGCAAAGCCCACGCCCAGTTCGGGCGGCGGGTCTGTCGCCCAGATGATGTTCTTACCTGTCGTGTGGTCTTGCAAGAGGACAGGAAGGAATGTGCGTAGGCAGGGGTCGGAAAAGTCAATCAGGGTGTCGCTTGGTGAAATATTTTCTATTGTAGTAATCGCCCGACAAGCCACTTGCAATCCTCGCTTTCTTAATATTTTGTAATGCGTTTTGATAATGTTCTTCGCAAAACATTTTGTCTTTTACTCTCGGCTTCCCACATTTAAGACACAAACCAGCTTTTTTCCAGCTTTCCTTTAATGTGCGTGGGTTATTATCTCTGTACTGTTTAACTCTGCGTCTATTCTTCAAAACACACTCGTAACAGAGTTTTCGAACTTCATATAGAGGTTTCCCACATTTAGGACAAAGGCCTTGCTCAATCCGCTCCTGCCAATGTCGTTTTCTGTATGCTTGCATAGCATCTTGTACTTTTGGGGATTCTCTACGTTTTTTGTTCTCAGCTCTTTTCAGTTCAAGACAATCGTCACACATTGTACGTCCCGGAATTGCATCTTGTTTACCACAACAGACACAAATCCCATGGTCTTTATACCAGTGATAGTAATTGCCTTGCATTGAAAATCACCTCGTCCATTGGTCAGCCCTTACCATGATTTTGTTTTTCTCTTTCAGCCAGTCCTTGACGCAATGAAAGCAATGCTCACGATTCTGGCAACGCTCCGGGTCACGATGTTTGATAAGCTCACAGATGCCCCGCGTAAAGTTTTCCGTAATATCTTCGTCCGTCATGGAGCGAATAAAATCTCCATTAGTCATCCTCGACCACCTCTTCTGTCACCTCTTTGTACTCTACGTCAATCCCTTTCGGCAAAGCCGTCTGGTACTTCTGAGCCAACTGCTCTGCGCTCTGGGCATCACCCAATGGCTGTTCAGGCGGCGCAACAGTAACTTCCACGTTGTCACGCATACCAAAATAGTTCTTGGCTCGGAAAATCCACTCTGCCGGGTTCTCCTGACCATACATACCGTTGTACGCCCACATGGATTGCATTTGCAGAATCAGCTTCAAGATGTACTTCTGCTGCAAGCTGTCGTCACGGCGTTTGCCAGCCATAATCTGCTTCAGGCTTACCCATTCGATGCCCAGTACCAGTGCAATCCATTCGACCACAGGGGAGATTCTGGCTTCGATGCAAGCGTCAAAGAAGAAGTCAAGGCGTTGCTGCACCTCAATCGGGTTGTTCATGTCCACGCTCGGAAGGTCTCCAAAATACTTTGCTGCAATCATGCCGATGACCTTCTTGTCCTCTTCATCACCGATTCTCGACTGCAAATCGCCTGTATTCATCATCTTCGACTTCTCGATAGCCAACTCTTGCTGTTCTTTCACCTTTTTACTCACCTGTGAGCGGATAGATTTCCGCTTGTTAAGCATCTGCTGTTTCTTCTTCTCTCGCTCTTTCTCACGCTTCGCAGCGGCTTCTTCTTTCGCCTTTTGCGCCCGCTTCTCGCGCTTTTTCTTTTCAGCTTCGGTCAACGGCGGTCTGCCACGACCACGCTTCGGGGGTGTTGCCATGTATCAGGCCTCCTTAATGGGTTTCCAAACAGGGTATGCGTATGGATGCTTTGCAACCTCATTCCACAACCATTTATACGGATAACCTACGCAATCGGATTTTGTAATCGGCCCAGCAATCGCCATCACATAGCCGTTTTCATCTGCATCTTCTTTCTTAGGTGGTTGTTCGAATGTGCTTCTCCACAAGCTCTCAAACCCGATTTCGCTATAAGAGCAGGTTTCAAAATAATGTGTAGCCATCCCAAGTTCTTGCTCAATATCGCTACGGATGCTCTTGTCATCCTCGTCCGCTTCGGTTTCGAGAACAAGGTAAATTCGCTTTTTCATGTTCTCACCTCTTCATCTTCGTTTCGATGTAGTCCAGCTTCAATGCAATCTGCCAGACGGAACAGCAGTTGTCTATCTGTCGCCACCAAGCACACCTTTCTTTCTCACATACGCACCGACCAAGCGGATTGCTGGTCATCTTCATCGGGCAGCAAAGTTCGTTATCCATGATTTTTCTTAGCCCTCCAACTGGAGATGAGCGTTTACCATCTTGACGGAAAAAAACTCATCTATCTGCAAAAACTCTCCGCTTTTTAAGCTGACACCGCCAGACAATTTACTTACCGAAAGCTCCACGCTGACTTTCATGAAAATTTCGCCGCTTATTTCAAACACATCTCCACGTTCCAAACTCCCAAAATTGATTTCTTTTCTCTCAATATCACAAATTTTCATCATTTCCACTCCATCATAACAGCCGTACAAACGACCAGACACACGTTGACGAACAGCCAGACGAGCATTGCCTGACGTTCTCCAAACAGGTTGTACGCCACGTTTTTGATTGTCCGTTCGGACTGAACTACCACCGCCAGCAGAACTAGGCAGACCAGCCAGCGAGTTGCAAATTCAAACATTGTTAGCTCCACCTTTCTCTCAGTTCTTTTTCGACCTGTTCTGACTTTGCAGTGATGTAATCTGCAAACTCGTCAGGGGTCATGCCCTCTTCTTTGAACTTGCCAACCATCTCCCAGTACCTGTCACCAATGCGGATGATTTTCTGCACCTGTTCATCGGTCAGGTCTGCATCGCACCGAAGGTTCTGGATCAGTGCGCCCCATGTGGCGGCGATTCCATCCAGAGCCATACGAAATCCGCACAACTGGTTCTGCCGTGCGATTTTGCGGAGGTTGGTTGACATTGCCTGTTTGCCACTTGAGGGTCGTTTGTTGCGCTTATTCATCTGACCGCTCCTTGTCCTGAAGGCGATGAAGCCAACGGTAGTATTTTTCGCTTGCAATAATTCCAATTCGCTCATACGCTTTTCTGTCATCCGAAAAACCAAGAGCGGTCATACACACCATAACGTCTGCATATTCCTCTTCAAACGCCTTTCGGCACTCCTCAACGCTCTTTGGTGTCGGGTTCGTGCCATCCAGCGCACGGCGCAGCTTCAACGCAGCCTGTGCCAACTCGGACGCTTCTTCTGCCAACTGCGCCAAGATTTCCGTCTTGGGCAGAATGTCTGAAACTTTCTTGCTCACTTCTGTTCTCCTTTCAGCCAGTCGTTCAGCTTTTCCATGCAAGAGGGACATAGAAGAACGCTCCATCCTTCTTCTCCACCGATTATTGGCCGAACCTCAAGTTTGTTCTTCATTTTGTTATATTCCTCAAGTGTAAACGTTTCACCACACCTATTACATATCAATGCCATGTTCTTTCTCCAATCTCTTTAGCAGTCCATCCACGTCATACCGCCAATGGACACGCAGCCTTTTCGCTTTGACCTCTATCCCCTCTTGATCTGCCCACTGCCAAGGGATGCTCTTCCGGCTCTCGTTGTAACGGAACGCCAGAACCTTGCTGGCAGGGATTGCAAAGGTGCGGTTGACCGCCCTATAATTCACTATCACATGGGCGGTCTGACCACTGTACCCCATTGCTTCCACCATGTCAGTGATGTGCTTTTCCTTGCGGTATTTGCACTTTGCCTTGTCGTACTTACCGAACACCTTTTCCAGAGGGATAGAGGGCGTTCCGATGGTTTTCAGTTCAAACAGGTGGTTCATCGGGTATCGGTACACAAGGAAGTCGCAGATGTTGTCGATGGAAAAGGACAGGTTCTCGTTGCCGCCGTAGTAGGTTGCAGCACTGTCTTTCAGGCGGTAGCACCACGCATCGGATGGGACTGATGCCTTGAAGTCCGCTTCAAACTGCTTTCCGGTGTTCATTCGCCATACTCCACATCGTACTCAGCTTGCAGTTTTTTCAGTTTATCTTCCAATTTAGGAATTGATTTGTTGTAACTTAAAAGTCTTTTTCGCCGATAAACGTTGTATCGGCTAAACGGTTCTTCTTTGATCGCTTCTTCGTTCCACTCAATGCTTCCATTGATTCTTTCGATTCTGTATTGAAGATGTTTGATGGTTTCTCGTTTATCTGCTTGCTCAAAAACAGGAAGCAGGAAATCATAAGCGTTTTTTGCTTGAGTGTTTCCGCTTTCCGCTTGCTCCAATACCCACTTTAGGAATCTTTTGGTGTTTATATTCATCCTCTTTCACCTCTAAATTCACTTCCGAGAAACCGTTTCTTGCCACGTTCCCGGTGTTTGTCCTCATAATCACGGTGGTACACGCTTTGGCTGTGGTTCAGCTCATACACGAACGATTTGCGCTCCTCGAAATCTTTCTTCTCTGCCTTGTACTTTTCGCAAGTGTCGTGGCAGGCTTGGTGGCGTGATGTGCAGTCTTTGCAACAAGTAATCATTCTTCGCCAAATCTCCTTTTTGTTACAGCCATCGGAAACTCTTCAATCCTCTGAAATTCGTATCCCTTACAGCTTTTCTTCTGCCCTTTTGCACAACAACTAATTTGCGATACGCTTACGCCAGTTTCTTTCGACGCATCTTTCTGCGATTTGCATCTTTTTATAAATATGCCATTCTTATAAACATCAACTGCTTTTCTGCCACACATTCTTGAACTTGAATAGTCATGTTTTTTAGAGATTTCTTTGTAGTTCATTTTTGACGTTCGTTTCTTCCAGTCCGTGTGAGCCATTGCTCTTATCGTTCTTGTCCCGTAAGCATTCTGTTCTGCATTTGTTGCCCACTCTAAGTTTTCGGCTCTATTATCATTTTTTATTTCATTTTTATGATTTACGGTAGCCTTGTTTTCTGGATTTTGGATAAACGCAATCGCAACAAGCCTATGAATCCCAGTTGTTTTCTGAAATCCGTTATCGGACAATGTCACTCTTAAATATCCATCTTTAGATTTTTTAGGAGCCAAAACTTTCCCTGTCTTAGTGTTTTTGATTTCTCCGATATCGCTTACTTCATAATTTGGAAAGCCATCAACTTTCTTCCACATCTGGAAACCTCTTTCTCGTAATCGCAATGCAAAAGTTATCGACTTCGCTTGCCCACCGTGCGGTGCCCTCGCCATATGCTCTTTGCCAGACCAGAGGGAAACCACCCAGACCATCGAACAGGCTACCCAGAGTGGGCTTTTCTTTCAGATAAGGGCGCATCTTCTGCACCAGCCAGAACCACTGCGGCAAAGCGATCGAGTTGCCCAGAGCCTTGTACCGTGGGCTGTCAGCGTATTTGTGCTTCTTTCCTTTGCTATCCGTCCAGTCACCAATGTTGGTGTAATCGTCAGGGTAGCCTTGTAGCCGTTCACATTCAACAGGGGTCAGGCGGCGAACAACCCAACGGATGGCTTTCTCTGCAATCAGGCATTCGCTGCCATTGCCGATGTTCCCCGCTTTTGATTTCAAGGTTGAACATTTGTCACTTTCCTTGTAGTGGCTGAAAGACTGTTCATTGAAGGTCTTGCGTTCGATTGCAATAGCCGTGTAATCTGTGATTCTGTTTTCGTGGTCGCCTGTGATTGTCGGCACTATCTGGCCGTCACCATTTCCTCTTGCATCAAATATTTTTCTTTCCGCGACCATTGGAACATACCCGCCGCCAAGGCCCATGCTTGCTGGAAGCGTTGGGCAGATGCCGGTCTGTGTAACCGTTGCGTGGATTTGGTTACTTTCCAATACTACTGGTTGTGCATTGCTTTCAAACACAATAGGTTGATGCCCGTGTTCCGCTGCTCGCAATGTTCCAGTTACGTTATAAGACACGCCCATTACTCCACCACCTTGGTCGTTCAGAATTGGAACAGGCTGGAATAACGTCTGGTCTTGGAGCGTCGATAGCGTCCCGGTTTTCTCTGTCTGCACCAGCGCACCCTTGCCGCCGCCTGCGCATCCCGAACGTATTTTCAAGGTGTAGGCTGCGTTCCGCCCCCCCTCTGCCACCACTCGATCATTTCCAGCAATGTAGCTTCCAGCAGCTCCGGTAGTCTCTTGCCACGTCGGGATGCACGGGTCAGGATACCTTGACAGGCTCGTGCGCTCAAATAATATTTCTCCGGCGCGTTGGCCTCCAAGGTCGATGATAAGAGCGATACGTTTTCTACGCTGAGCCACTCCGAAATATTGACTGTCGAGCTGTCTCCAAGCCAAGCTCCATCCGTCTCCTGAGATTGCTCCGGCTTTGCTCCATCTGCCCCTCTTCGGAGGTCTAGGAATTGAAGCGTCTGGCTGTTCCACGCGGGCAAGTTCTTCCAGCACGGCCCTGAAATCTTCTCCTCCGTTGGAACTGAATGCTCCGGGTACGTTTTCCCAAATAGCGAAAGTTGGATACAGTCCATTTGTACTTGACCTCATTTCTTTTATGATTCGAACTGCTTCCATGAACAGACCGGAGCGTTCTCCAGCAAGTCCTGCCCTGCGTCCAGCAATAGACAAATCCTGACACGGGCTACCGAACGTGATGCAGTCCACAGGCTCTATCTGGTCGCCGTGAATCTTTGTGATATCGCCCAAGTGTTTCATCTTTCCAAACGCCCGTCCAGCCAGATAGCGCAGCTCTTATATAAGTTAGGAGGTCGATGCCTTACAGGTCAGAATGGAATATCATCCGCGTTGCCCTCAATTACGGCGAAGTCGCCAGTATCAGGAGCGGAGCCATACCCGCCAGCCAGTGTTTTCTTCGGTCTGACCTCATAATCGCCGGAACGAATCTTGTCCACGCTGGTGAAGCGGTCAACGACAAGCTTCGTCTTGACGTTGCCATCGTTGCCCATGTACTCTTCCTCGCGGAGAACCACGCCGACCAGCTTGCCACGCAGGGCCTTTTCATCGTTGTTGAACTTGTAGCCGGGATTGGACTGCTCCACAGCGGTGATAAATCCCTTGAAGAACGGCAGCGCCTTCTCTTTGTAGCTCTTGATGGTCTTGCCGCCCCATGCCCATTCGCCCGGGTTCAGCTTGCCGCACTCGATAAGGGAAGCGGTCTGCTCACGCCAGTAGCCCTTGAACTCGCCCTCTGTGATTTCCCACTCGATGTTCAGGCGTTCCTTTGCGGGTTCGTCCGTTGCCTTGCAGATACCGGCAACATAGCCGCCAACAGGCAGGGCACGGCGTTCGGTGGCTTCCTGTACGTCATTCCAGTTGATGTTCTTCATCTGTTACTCTCCTTTGTTATCCGGCTGAACCGGGATGTTGTAATACTCACGGATGGTCTTGTCTACGGTGGCGAGGTCGTTCTCGATCAGCGCATCGTTGAACATCCCAAGGGGGGTTTTCACGGTGTCCATCCCATCATTGCGAGTGCTGAACAGGTATCGCCCATCCTGCACAACGGTTTTCAGAACGATGGTAAAGTACCCTTCCACGCAGACCTTTTCGTCCAGTAGCTTGCCGATGGTTTTAAACTTCTCGCCACCGTCTCCGTCACGCTCGCTGTGACCGAAAAAGTAGACCACAACATCGTCCGGCAGTTCCTTTGCCCGCATCAGCAGAGCGTTGAAGTTGGCTGCCATGTCGGTAAACTTCTGGTATCCAGCGACCTTTGCGTTCCGCATGAACTCGCCAGTCATAAGGTAGGTGGCATCGTCAATGACGATGGACTTACGCTTGGTGCTGTGGATTGCGGCATCAATCTTGCCGTAGTCGTTGGTGATATAGGTTTTCATGTTGCTTCGGAACGGTAGCGGTTTGCCGAGGACGTTGATAACCGCAATCTGTTCCGGGTCAAAGTTCCGAAGTGAAGCGGACTTGCCGCTGCCGGAGTGACCGTAGACCATTACTAATACTGCCATTTTTCTTTCCTTTCTTCGGCTTCATTAGGCATCATTGTTCTTACTTTGGCTTAATTTGGCTGTACAAAATCAATCTCCCCAGCACACGGAACCCGCTTCATCTGGACGCTGCCATTCAGGTTCTTCGTCCGCTCCGGGTGCGAAGTAATAGTCATCGGGCGGCTCAACCACGCCACCGAACCGATCAAAACAGCCGGAGCAATCGTACATTTCGTTCATTCTGCATTCCTCCATTTGTTGGTATGATGTGTTGCACGGCTGATTTTCTTGCTTTTACGGTCGTCATATTCATTTTCCGCAGTAACACCAAGCGCGCACATGACAAGTGATACAGCCAAAAGCGAAACCGAGAGAAAAGTGTAAAACAGCCCAGCTCCAAGCGTTGTTGCGTTTTCAATTGAGTTTCCGCAACTAACAGACCAGATCGAGAACAAAATCCCAACTGTAACTAATATCGTCCCTTTTGCGCTTTTCATTTTTCCACCTTTTTCAACACGACATCGAAGTAGTCCGGGTTTGAGCCATCGACGATTGCGTATGCGTTCAGAACATCGCATATCTTCAAAAGTGTCCCCGTTCTGATTCCTTCTTTGTGCCTGGCTCTTCTTCTCCCGAGAATGCTATCCAGTGTCGGCCTCGACACTGTGCTTTTTCGACAAAGCTCATTCACACGAATGCCGCGTTCTTTCATGGCATCTTCGAGCGTCATTTTTTCTCACCCTTGTGCCCGAATACCCAAGCCGATGCGGCGATGGCTGCGGCTGCAATAGTGTATTTCGCAGCTTCAATGCCAACCATAACACCGATCTCGTTCATCAGCCACATATTCACAAGGAGGAATGCCAGGACGATTGCCAACGTCCCGGCCCAAATCAAGATGAGTTCAACCAACGTCTTCATACTTATCCCTCCCGTCCGCCAACGGCGCATTCTGCAACTGTGTATTCGATTTTCTTACGCAGCATTACACAAACCATGCGGATTTCTTTCAGCTTCAATCCGGAACTAATGGCCATGCCATACATATCATTTACGAGCTCGTAGGCTTTGGGGGACAGGTCATCCCGTGCAAGCTTTTGCTTGTATCTTTTGTTTTTGTACATTTCTTGTAGTCCTTTCTTTGGATATGTTCTAGGCGGTCAGCTTCTCGGCTTTGCCATCGAATCTCCCGCTTTCCATAATATTTGCCGTTCATCTTTACCACCTATCAATCGTTCCAAGCTGTAGCCCAAGCACTACCTTGCCGTATGTTGTGCCAAGCTCCTTTGCCTTTGCTTTGATTTCCTCGATGGTATAGTCCTTATTCTTCGGCTTTGCCTTTTTCCGCTCCGGCTTCTTGTATTGGCCGCTTTTACCGCTTTTTCGATACTTCTCGCGCAGCTTTTTTTGTGAGGCCGCGTAAGCTGCTTTCGAGCACTCTGCGTGATATTTCTGGCAAACATTTCTCCGCACAAGTGGTTTACCGCACCAAGCACAAGGAACCGGCTTTGCGGTTTCTTTGCGCTTGGCCTCAGTTCGTTTTCGGTTACGTTCTCTGACTCGCTCCAAATTTGTAATGCTGTAGCAGTTAAGGCAGTATTTTCGATTTGCGGCTACCATTCCAAGAAGAACTCCACAACGCTCACAGTATTTAATCTCCACACCGCTCTCCTGCTTTCTTCTTGGCTTCCCGGTTATGCCTTTCAAAACACTGGTTCAGCATCTTTTCCATCCACAGTACCTTGTTGGCTTCGTTCCGTGACACGCCCGCTGCCATCGCCAGTTTCAATCTACGCTTACGGCTTTGCGCTTTACAAAATTTCATTGCCAGCACTCACCGACCTTTTTGACGATAAAAGCGGGCACATCCCTGCTGGTAGCCCGGCACAGGCAGACACACTTGGAAACCCAAGTATCAAAATAAGCAGAAAGGATGCAGCACGTTGCATTTCGCTTAAAGCTTTCATCGCCCGGGCTTTTAAGCCAAACAGAAACTGCCTTGTAGTAGTACGCTTCCGTGACTCCACACCATTCAATGCTATACCCATCCAAGCACAACTGTTCCATGATCTTCATCGCCAGATGCTTTGCTTCTGTGAGTTCCTCTGCCGTCCACTTGAGCTTGTCCTCTTCGTACATCTTTACCAGTTCGTCAATGGTATGCCGAGCTTCATCCGGGTTCTCAAGGTCTACTTTCAAAGTGATAATCTGCTCCATGTTCAGCCCTCTTTCTGCTCAATTTCAAGAATCTTGCAGATGCTCTGGATAATCTTCTCCGGCTTTCGCTCGCCACGAAGAATCTTGTAGAGGTACGAATCGTCAAGGAACAATCCAGTATCGCTTTGAACCGCCTGAATCAGCTCCGTTTGCTTCATACCTCGCTGCAACAGCTTCATCTTCACTTCCAGCTCAAAGCCAGACGGTGCGGTAGGTTCTTGCTTTTCAGACTTGAGAAACAGGTTAACGAAGTAGACCTGTCCTTTTCCAGTGACCTTCGGTGTTCTGTTAATGGAAACATGGTCGCTGTGCTGAATCGTGGTTTCTTTAATTTCAAACAGCCCCATCTCCATACTACGCTGCGTAGGCAAGTTGTAGTCGCTTCGTTTCGGGTCTTTAATGAGGTAGCTGTTCTTTCGCATCCAGTCGAACAAACGGTTCTGGCCGATGCTAATGCCATTTTGCGAAAGTAACTTTGCAAGCTCACCAACAAGAATTGATTTTTTGCTTGCTGAAACTGCGTCAGCAAACAGGACTTTCGGCTTCATGGTTTCAATCTGCTTGTCTTTCTCTTCCAGCTCCTCATGCGCTGCGATCAGTGCAGTTGCGAGAAGCTGCGAGCGGGTAAGCTTCGGCTGTTCGGTCAGCTTCTTTTCCATCTCGTTGAACGCTGCAATGTACTTGAGCTTCCACTCAAGAGCAGCCTTTCCGGTAAAGCCCATAGCCAACAGGGTGAAGCCGTCACGGTTCATGAGATAAGTTCTCTGTTCCCTGCCGTAGCTGTCCGCTTCGGTGCTTTCAAAAAACATCTGCGCAAAATTGCGCACATCTTCTTTTAGATTGTCCACCGCCCTGAGAACGTCACGGTGGTTCTTATCGAAGTTCTCTGCAATCTGGCGGCTTGAAACCACAGGCTTGCCATTTCGCATGGATAAGATAATGTCGCTCATTTCCCCTCTCTTTCATTCAACAGCTCTTCCAGAGCTTCTTTCACCTTAGCTTCCGCATTTTTAGGTTCGCGCTTACCGTTCAGGATTTTCCCCAAGTATTCCGGTGCGCATCCCATTTTTGCAGCAAGCTCTCTGATTTCAATGTTGTTAACGTGAAGCGTCCCTACAACATCGCCTGTCCACTTAGGAAGCAAATTTTTTCTCCTTTCTTGTTCTAGTACTTGAACTTTTTGAAAGAATATGATAATATTATGGTGTCAAGCAAAAACATTATCGAGCGTTCTTCTATTTGTTCAAAGTCTTTAATTTGTTCTACCGATTGAACCCGGTAACCTTATTAAAGCACAAGTAGTAGAACTTTTCAAGTGTTTTTGTTCAAGTGGTAGAACTTCGTCATCTTGTACAAACGCTGGAGGTATGTTTTGTGTTTTTTGACAATTTCGTAAGGCTATGTGAGCAAAAGGGAGTAAAGCCGTCTCGCGCTTTGACTGAAGCTGGCGTTCCAAAATCTGCTTATAGTTATTGGAGAACCGAAGCAAGTTCAGGGAACGACGCAAAGCCGACCAATCAAAATGCCGTTAAGCTGGCACAGTATTTCAATGTTACGGTTGACTACCTTCTTACGGGCAACCAAAAAGAAAACCCGCCCCAGCAGCCGCAAAGTGAAGTCGATGCAGCAGTAGAGCGGATTAGAAGAAAACTTGAATCTATGCCGAAGGAACAGCGTGAGGCGTTGATGAACCTGATCGAGAAGATGTGACGTTCATGCCCGGTAAAATAAAAAGAATCCCTTGTGCCGGGCTGGTGTAGCTCTGCGCAAGGGATTTTCTGTTACTCTAGGTCTAGTGCTTGCTCCGCTGCCGGAATCTTTTCAGGGTGTTCCAATAGCCATGCAATAAATCGGTCAATCTTGGCTCTTTCCTGTTCACTCATTGTGGCATATCCTCCCGATCGGTAAGTGCAGATGTTTATTTGATACGATTATACATCTTTTAGTTGTCAAGTCAATGTATTTTTAACAACTTCGTAAAAATCGAACGTTTTTTTCACATCCATTACTTTACATCAGGGAAGCCGCGAGTGTTCAAGTCAAAAGGGACAGCGCCTATCCATCTTTCCTCCAATCACAGCTCTACGAGCTGTCCGTCAATTCGTTCGATGCTGTCTGCCGGGTCTCGCCCATCGTCTAAAGTGGCTATGGCGCGTTCAAGAACGTTTTTTGCTTCTTCATAAGCAAACTTATCAGCATCGTTGTTTGCAAGGTTGTAGACCAGTTTTAAGGCGGTCTGGCGGGCATATGGAATGAGCATGGTGTCAATCTGATTCATACACTAACCCTCCCACGGTTTCGGCGTTTTGTTTTCGTTCGGTTCAGATGCGGGCATTCCGTCAATGATAATCATGTTGTTACCTCCTGTTTTGATCGTTTTTTCGATGGTACAGTTATAACACAGGCTGCTGTTGGTTCTCCATAGCAGCTTTTTCCATTTTTTGGCTTGTCGAATCCGGCAGTTTTGTCGGATTTTGTTGAAAGGGTGAGAATTTATGGATGAATATTTAGTAAGAACAGCCAAAGCATTAGAGATAGCTCGAATGCGTTCCGGCTTGAGCCAGCAGAAGTTGGCGGCAAAAATGGGCGTGAATCGTGGCACGGTCGCTAATTGGGAGCAAGGTCTGGCAGCCATTTCCCTTCCGATGGCTATGCGCTGGTTCACCTGCTGCGGCGTATCGGTGGCTCGATACATGGACGCTTGCATTCACCCAGGGCTGCTGGAACACCTGGAAGACGACCTTTCCAATCTGGAGAAACGGCAGATTCTCATAGATGCTATGATGGAATGTTCCTCCTATGAGATAGATGCTTTGTTGTACATCCGGTACGGAGATCACGGCTCAGACCACATCGGCGTATTGACGGAGATTCTGGCAAACCTCCACACGCCGTTGAAGGACAGGGTCGCTGTCTGCCGGATGGTGTCTGGCAGCTATGAGATAGCGCAGGCTACCGGAACAGACCCAGACCCGAACGGAACCGCCCCAAAGATGGAGATTCTTTATCAGGCGCAGGACGCTGGAACGGAAGCAGCCATGAAGTCCAACGATTCCTATACCGTGAATCCAAATAATATAAGTGGCTGATTGTCGAATTATCGCAGTTTTTGAAGAACATTTTGTCCACGTTCATCCACTTTTTGTACACCTATCGGGCAAATTTACCTTGTCAATCCGTCCCCCATAGGCTGTAAATCGACAACATTCGCGCGTAATAAATAACGAATTATCGTTAATCTGTTGTCTGTGATTGGTCGCCTTGTCAATCTGTCCCCCATAGCATTGAATTAAAAGTTTTTCATCCACTTTTTGTACACGTTAGGTAAAGCTAACCGCTAAGCGTTTCAACCTTTCGGATGTTGAACAGCTGTTTATTTGGTAGTATTCGCTTTGTGTTTTCCACTTTTTAAGAGAGAAAGAAAAGATTTTGTGGAAAATTTTCTTCTTCTGCTATTAGTAGAAGTTATTTTATAATCTTGTTAATAGTCTTGTTTTATATAATGTAAAGAGGTGTACAAAAAATGGATATAGGTGTACAGATTGTGGAAATAGGTGTACGAAATGTGGACAGTTAGGTGTACAAAAAGTGGAAATAGGTGTACACTTGCTATTGATTTGTACACCTATCTGCGATATACTCTTATACGAGAGGAGGCGTGATAAGATTGTCTGATATTAAAGGCGGGAACTTGGTTGAAAAAAGCAGACAGCTTGTTTGGGCAAAGTTCACTGATTATACAGCAGGAGAACTACGGTTGCTTGAAGTTTATCTTAGCCGTATCAATCCGAGAGACCCTGAAACTTCAACGGTTCAGTTTACGTTACAAGAGTATTGCGAGTTTTTGGGGTTGAAAATCAACTCTAGGAATTTGAAAGCACAGGTCAAGCATTTCATCGACAACTCCGTTGAAGTTCCTAGAGGTGACGGTTCAGGCTCGTTTGACTTGTATCCCCTGTTCAGTAGAGCAACTGTAAACTTTGAACCTAGCTTGATGAATATTACTGTGTCGTTATGTTGTAACCCGCTTCTGCAACCTGTTTTCTTCGACATTGCAGAGCGTGGATATGTCAAGTACCGTTTACGCTACACAGCAAATATGAAATCGCAGTATAGCATTTTGCTGTATTCAATTCTCCGAGAGTTCATCGGACGTGGCGTGAGCCAGCCCGAAATTACGTTGGATAGATTAAGGGAACAGCTTGGCGCAAGGGAACCTAGCTATCAAGAGTTCAAGCATCTTAGGCGGCGTGTCATTGATATTGCGGTAGCTGAAATAAACGAAGTATCAGACCTGTGCGTTGAATATGACAAGGTCATGAGAGGCCGCAATGCGGTTGCCGTGAAGTTCAATGTAGCTTTCAAGTCTAATGAGCCAGTCATAGACGTGGAAGCTAACGAGGTTGAAAGCGTAGAGCTAAAAGATGTTCCAAAGAGCCAACGACCTGCCAGAAAGCCCCGCAGCGGCGCATACGAGGATGTTGATTGGGCATCTATTACGCCGGAGATGTCTAAAAGCCAGTGCATCTTGACCGCAAAGCTGGTGGCAAAGAGATTGCCGGAGAAGTATCCGAACATCAAGCCTAACAAGAAAAAAGAAGCTGTTGTGAACATCATTGAGAATGCATACAGGATTCTTGTCAGTGAGCGACTTGATAGGATTGAAAAAGACCCCGGCGCTTATATGTACTCAATTTTGAAAGAAGCAGACCTTGATGATTATGCTACGTTTGACGAAAGCTTCTTAAAGTAGTCGAATGTAGCACATTGAGCAGATGATGCAGAAAGGAGAAAGAGTATGATTCCGATGTTTCCGAAAGGCTTTGACAAAGACAAGTGGTACATGACTAAAGATGTTATGCCGGATAAAAGCCTAAAAGGATGGCCGCATGGGCTTTTACTTCGTATCAAAGATGAGAAAACAGGAGAAAAAAGTTTCATAACCGGCGAGTACGATACAATCAACGGCAAATGGTTTGATTCCGATAGTAATGAAATCAAAGGAACTGTAATTGCATGGCACGTCACGCCTGTGTTGTGGGTCGGAGACGAGATAAAAGCAGCATATCCGTTCTACTAAAAAGAAAGAGTGATAAAATGAAAAAAGTTCAAAGTTCCGTTTTGTACAGAGAAATAGCGAAATTGCGAAACGACTTCGATTGTAACAGAGTTGAGTTTTTCACAGTTGGGGATGGAATTGATACGCCAATTCATGTAATGGTCGGTTCTCGTGGACACGGCACTGTAGAACCAGACGAAGCAATTGAGGAAGGAAAGGCACTAATTGAAGCCGGTAAGGCAGCAAAAAAATTTAAGTACAACGGTTATTTTGTAATGTGGGGAGAATAAAAATGGCAAAAATCATAGCTGTCGCCAACCAGAAGGGCGGCACAGGAAAGACCACAACAAGCACCTGTCTGGCTGGTGCGTTGCAGTTGCTTGGCAAGAAAGTCCTGCTGGTGGACTGCGATGCCCAGTGCAATGCAACGGACACCTACGGCGCACAGACAGAGGACGTATGCACCCTGTTTGACGTGATGACTCGGCAAGGCACGGTCGAGGAAGGAATCCAGCACTGTGAAGCTGGTGACATTCTTCCGTCTGATAACGCATTGAAGGACATTGACGAGCAGCTTGTGCGGGACATGGGCAAGAATTTCCGGTTGCGAGAAGCCCTTGAAAGCGTGTCTGGTCAGTACGATTACATTGTGCTGGACACTCCACCGCAGCTTGGTCTTGCGCTTGTGAACGCACTGATCGCCGCCAACAGCATCATCGTTCCCATCACGGCAGACCGTTACGCACTGGCTGGTTTGAGCCAGCTTTCGCAGACCATCGGAGATGTTCGCAGATACTTCAATCCGACTTTGAAGATTGAAGGTCTGCTTCTGAACCAGTACAAAAGCCGAGAAAACCTGTCCAAAGAGGTTGTGGAACAGCTCCCTGTGATTGCACAGAGCATGGGAACAACCCTGCTGGATGTGAAGATTAGACCGTCTATGGGCGTTCGTAAGGCACAGGCAGAACGTCACAGTTTGTTTAGCGGCGACACGGCAAAAAGCACCAGCGCAGAGGATTTCTTGGCACTGGCGCAGCATATTGTCGGAGGTGAAGGCTGATGAAGTCAACCAGCAAAAAATCCTCAGGCTTGCTTGGCGGGTTTGATTTTCAGCCTATTTTTTCGGAACAGCCATTAAGCCGAAGTGAGCCAAAGGAAGAAGAAGTAAGCCAAGCAAAGCCGAACGAAGCCGAACAAGCACAGATTAAGCCCAGTGAAGCCACAGACAGCCATGCACAGCCTAATGAAGCGCAGTTAAGCAGTATTAAGCCGAAGCAAGCCAAAGACAGTGAAACACAGCCAAACAATGCCGTAGTAAGCGAAAGTAAGCCGAAGAAACTGAAACAGGCAAAAGAAGTTCAACGTCTTATCGAACAGGGCGATGTATCCGGAGCACTAGCCGAAGCTGGCTTGACAAAGAAAAAAATCCCGATGCCGGAATCGCATCAGGGCGTTGCAAGCGGTGATGGCAAGCGTTCAAAACGCATTACTATCCTTATGAGCGAAGAAGAGCGCAAGTACATCAACCGTGAAGCAAGACGACACGGAATGACGATTGGACAGTTCGTGTACGCTCTGGCGGTTGCTGCGGCAGAGGGGAAGATTGAGTTGGAGGATTTCTTGGAGGATTGACGTATGATTGCTTACAGACCTCATCGTGGTTCTTTGGCAGATGCCATGAAAGAAGCAAGAACTTTTCTGAACGAATGGCAAATGAAGCGGTATGTTGCAAATAACTGGAATCTTGCAATCGGAAGAAAAGTACTAGACACCGAAGATATTATTATCGACAGCGAATCAACGGACGATGACCGTGTCGGTTGGAAAAATGTCCACATGGTTTGTGCGGCTCGAATCGGAAATGAAGATTACATGAAGAAATACGGCAATCCGTAGTGCATCGGATATTGCGCTTACGATGTATCAAACGCGCCAAAATCAAGCCCGTGGATTTGTGCAAAGAATAGTGTTCCGGGAGATACAGACCCGCGTGTTATCGGGTTTGATGAATCTTCCTTTGATGTCGTTATAGCAAATTACGATGATCAGTTCAAAGAGTGGCGGGATGATGAGGGCAGAATCCATAACATCACATATTGGATGCCGTTGCCTGAACCGCCTGTAAAATATTAAAAAAACAAAGGAGCCATATATGGAAAATTTCTATTGGGTCGGAATCCAGTACGATGATGATAAAAAATGCGGGCGCCTTCAAACTCCGCTCGTTTTGTTTGCAAACAGCAAGGAGGAAGCAAAAGCAAGAATTGAGCAAGAAGTTCCCGGAAAGTTCTCCGTTGTCAACGTGGTGGAACTCGATAAGAGCCTTGTATTCCATCCGCAAGATTTATTTGACATAAAAGCCAAATCTGTACTTTGGGAATAAAAGAACCCCTGTATAAATTTGAAACGCTGTATATTAAAGAGTTGATCGGAAGATAAACGCTAAGTTGTATGGAGGATTGATGTATGATGAAGTCAAAGGAATTTTATGAAGAAAGCATTAGCCGTTTACAGAAAATGGTCAAACATGGAGTTTACGTTCTTTTGTTCGAGGTCTTTGCTGTAGCAGTTCAGATTCCTTTTATCTTTGCTGGTAAATGGGTTGCGGCGCACTTGATTTTGTCCATCGCCGTATCTTTTGTGGCTGGATTTAGTTTTAATACGCTTGTGGACGGTAAAAGACAACTTGACGCGTACAAGGCAGATATGAAATTGTACTATACCAAAGACGCTCCATCGTATTATTCTGACAATAAAAGTTAAGATTTAGGAGAGGTTGTTACTATGATTGAGAGCGAATATATCAAAAAGACAGATGCTATGAATATCGTAAAACGAACTCATGGCGATTATGTGGCTGCATGGAGCGAAATCAGAGAGCTTCCAGCTGTTGAAATTGCAAAAGAAAAGAAACTGGTAGCTAGTTGGAAATGGGATGGAAATTCGTGGGTGTGTGGAAACTGTAAATATCCAAGTATTGTATTGCTTACATACGGAAGCGACTGGGATCCGTATGCTTTCAAAGATACAGCATTTTGCAATTATTGTGGCGCAAAAATGGAAAATGATAAAAGATGAGTTCAAAGGAGAATCATAATGGGTAAATATGTGAAGCGAGAAGATGTCTTAAAAAAGCTAAAAGATGTATCAAAATTGGCAAACGGAAAATCTGGCAGAGTTGTGATTGCGTTGCTTAGAGCATCTTTGGAGAACATTCCGTACATTGCGGTTGAAGAAGAAATTAAGCAAAACGATAAAAACTAAGTTCTAAAGTTAAAATAGAAGAACCCCTGTGTAGCCGCTAAAAACTACACAGGGGTTCTGTTTTACTTATCAGCAATGCAATCCCAGTAGAGATACGCCTTGCCATCTGCGGCATCTGCGTCCTCAAGGAACGCCTTTGCCATGTCAGCGTAGAAGCCCGGAGTGTCAACGGACTGGCGCTTTGCGACCTGACAATAATCCGAGTACATCATGTTCATGACAGCCCAGAAATCGTTCGGGTCACAGTTGATATTGCGCTGTTTCGCAACGTCCTGTGTCTGTTCCAGCGTCCAGTGACAGCCCTTTGTGCCGTCAGCATTCACCATACTGTCGCACCATTCCTCTGCTTCATCGTGGGTGAGGTGCTGGCGTGGCATCTTGATAGAGCGGCTGTCTGCGCCGCCACGTTCGTACTGCCCAGCCCGCTTGTCCCAGTCTCCGTTCTGCGAGAAGCCGATTTGCGGCATTCTGCGCCCATTCTCTATGTCAGGGTAGCGGGGGATAGGGTAGGGGTCGATGTAGCGGTTCTCCTCCTGCGGATAGTAGGGATAGCGGTCGTTATCACCTTCTAGCTTGCGCAGACGGCGTTCCATCTCACGCTCCCTGCGGTCACGCTCTTCCTCAAGGCGGTCGCGCTCCGGCTCACGGTTTTTGTCGTGGTCACGGAGCATCATCATGCGGCGAAAATTAGTCTTGCCCATAATTTATACCTCCTCAAGAAATGGACGAGGGTGCGCCAGCGTGGGAACGGCAGAAGCAGCCAAGATATTTGAACGTGCCTGTGCCAGTGGCAGACGTTGCCACACGAGTAGCATAGCGGGTGCGGGTGTGGATGCTCTCAGCGGTTGCCTGAGCGCAGTTGCAGTCGGTCAGAGGGTATGCGGTCGTACCTGCACCAATGGTAATGACCACGGGGGCGTTGATGGTGGTCGTGTCCGGGATGCTCTGAGCAACCACAATGCAATAACGCTCTCCGTTTTGGTATGCGCCAGCAGGGATATTGATGGTCAGCGTATCATTGGCGAACGTGACCGCATTCGAGATGACGAGGTGCGGGCACAGACGGCAGCTTGTTTTGCAAGCCATAGTGTTTTCCTCCTAAAAAATCAGGGGCAGAGGTGTCTTACCCCTGCCCCGATGGTTCACCCGGTGTTATCGGGGAGTGTGTTGGTTAGCAGCAGCCGCAGCAGTTCACGCCCACGTTGGGGTTTGCCACCTGATAAGCGGGAATCGGACGAGGATTGACCCGGTTCAGGATGGTATCAGTCTGCTGGGACATCACGGTGGTCAGAAGCGCATTCTGACGATCCTGAGAAGCCGCGAACTTCAGGTTCTGGTTCTCAGCGGTCAGAGTGGCAATCTTATCCTGCGTGAAGTAGTCCATCATGCTGCGGAAGTTGGCGTTGCAGTTGTCCACGATGGCGCGGGCGTTGTCTGCGATAGCCTGACGGGTAGCGCAGTCCTCCGTTGCGATGGTATACTTCAGGTCGCCGATGAGCTGCTTGTTCTCGCAGCAGCAAGATGCCAGCTGCGTGGCAAGTGCGGTCTGACCCGCCTGCCGTGCGTTGCCCTCCTGCATGATGGCAAGGTTGATGGCGTTGTCGCCGTTAGACACGCTGCGTTCCAGACCGTTCACGAGCTGTGCGTTCTGGTAGCCAAGCTGACAGATGGCGCTGTTCACGCCAGCAAAGCCGTTCGCAATGTTGGCGTTGACACCGTTCATCTGTGCCAGCTGGTCATAGCCCAGAGAGCAGATACCGCTCTGGATTCCCGCCAGAGAGCGGGAGGTATCCTGCTGGTAGAAGCCCTCAGACAGAGCCGCGCGGGTGTCTGCACCGCCCTGACCGCTTGCTCCGGTGCCTACAAGATACGGGATGTAGCTCGCCATACCGTTGTCGCTGCCGTTGCGCCCGTTGCCGTAGTTGCCCCAGCCGAAGATGATGGCGAGGATGATAACTGCCCACAGACCTTCGTTGCCGAAGAATCCGCCGTTGTTATTGCCGCCGTCCTGCCCAGCCAGATAGCCAGTTGCAAAATCGTCCATAACAAAACTCCTTTCAGTTTTGCGTTATGCTATCCCACCGCCGTATGCGGTAGGCGAAGCCAAACAAAAGCGGTTTTTGTCAAGTCCGCAAAACTGAGAAGCGTTTCGCTTAGAGGGATGCGTTATCGGGGCAGCGTCAGGTTCAGGACGCTTGCCAGCTGGTTCAGGTCAATGCCACGCTCTTTGGCGAGGTTCTGCGCCATCGTTCGGAGCTGTGCTTCGTTCTTGCCCTGAATCAGGCTCAACCCCTGCATGATAGGAGCATTCTGGCCGCTTAACTGCTGGATAAGCCCCATCGGGTTCTGCCCGGCACGAGCCAGATTTGCAAGCTGCATGATAGGGCTGTGAGTAATCATATCAAACGGAGAGGACATCGCTTATTCTCCTTTCTTTGCTGTGGCAGTTGGCTTAGAGAAGCTCTTCTGCCACTTTTCCAGCTCATCCAGCCGGTGTACAAGGGTGTTGTACTGCTCAATAGGCACATACTGCTGTGTCGGTGCAGCGGTTTGCTGTGCCTGTTGTGCTTGCATTTGCCGCCATGTTTCCGGGCTGTAAAACTCTAACACGTCAGATTCACAAGTGTTTGGATTCAGACGTTTGCAGTAGATGACCCCACTACGCAAATCCGGGCAATACGTCCATCTTCCGTACAGATCAGATGGAATCGCCAGGAACTCCTCTCTGCTGGAAACAGGTCTGCCAAGTAGACAACCGCCGTCCTGTGCCGACTGCTGAACAGGCTGTTGCCCATTCATCGGCTGCGGACGCTGCGGTTGTGTCTGTTGCATCTGCGTGTTCGGTAGGGGAGTGACAAGCCCTACCGTGCCCATGCCGCCGTAAGGATTGACAGGCTGCTGCGGAACGTAAGGTGCTCCGGGTGTAGGATAATAGCTCATAATACATCCCTCCTGATGCTCCCAGTGTACTGCATCAGCAAAAGCCGAAAGACAACGAACGTCAAACGAAGGACAAAAAATCTTGGTTAAACCTTGCTTAAAGCTTGATTATCTTAAGCAAAAAGAAAAGCGCCCACACGGAAAAATCCGCATGAGCGCTTAACTGTAAGGATGCACACATTGGAGTGCAATGCTAAAATATCACATCGTCCAATATATGGCAATGCTTTCGACAAAAATAGTGCGAATAAAACAAAATCCACCAGCCTAAAGCTGATGGATTATAAGTGAGCGAGTAATCGCCTTGCCACCGAAGTGGCAAAATTGCGTCTCCCGCATGGTACGCACTATAAGTAGGCGGGTGGGAGACTGTATCAACGAAAAAGACCCGCCATGATACGCATCGTTGAGAGGCTTAACGGGTTCAGATATCCGCCCTAATGCGCTTCTTCGAGAGGCCGGGTGGATTTGTTGAAATTATTATACCACAAATCGTGCAAAAAGAAAAGCGGCAGACCCGAAAGCCTGCCGCTTCAACGCGTTTCGTAAGAAATCGCACCCAATTAAGATTATTATACTATAATCCGCGCAAAAAGAAAACAGCGTAACCGTGATGGCTGGAACCCATCAAGATTACGCTGCAGACTGCGTCATATAGAACTAGTCTCCAGTAATAAGGATATAATTCTAAAGACACCTAACTCGTGTTATATTATATCACACATTCAGCATTTTTTCAATGCCTTTCAGCCGGTAGCCTATTGCCGTCCGGCTGTAATGTGTTTGCGCTGCAATGTCTGGCAGCGGGAGCCGCTCAACGTATCGCAGTAAGGCTATCTTACGGTCTACCCTCCCAAGCGGTGCGCTTTTGATGGCGGCGGTCATCTGCTGCCGGTCAAGCCCTTGCAGGCACAGTGGCAGCACTACACGAGCCGCCGCCACAGGCAGCACCGAGCCAGAAAGGCTGCGGCAGCTGTCCAGCGTTGCGCACCATTACGGTGACGTTACCGAGATGGTATGTTTTCGTGAGGTCAAGAAAACGTTCGTGTATGGCGTACATTTTGTTGGTGTCAACAAAATGCTCGTATGTAATGCTTGCCATGATATCCTCCTTACTGCTTTTCCAGCGCCGCTTTCATGCGATCAAAGAAAAATTGGATGATCACCCCGATGGTCTCATCGGTGATGGCCCACGAGATAAAACGCCCATACTTGCTTGTGGCCAGGGCCGCGCGGAGCATCTGAGCCACCCAGGCTTTGCGCTCCGCGCCTTTCTTGGTGCCCTGGATGTCCTTTTCTGCCTGCTCGATGAGCTGGAGCACGGTGGGCTTGACCGCCGCACCATACCCAAGCCGGATGCAGCCAAGGGCGTAGAAGATGAAGCCGCCCAGCATCAGCACAGTCGCCATCGGGGCGGGGATCACGCCCAAAATGTTATTGATTATTGCCATGTATTACTCTCCTTTCTCTTTTTCGAGGTCCGCAATGCGGTGGTTTGCCACCTTCATCTGTTCTTCAAGCACCGGGATGCGCTGGGCAAAATTGTTGTGTGTCCGAACTTCGCGGGTCAGCTCGTCCAGCTTAGTGTCGGTAATGGCCTGCTGTTTTTCCAGCTTAGCGTCCATGTTTTGAGCGGCCCTGCTGTTAGAGATAAGCACGCCGATCAGGCTCAGGCCGCCAGTGATGAGTGCTACGATGATCGCGTCGCTCATGCGTCCTCCCGAAGACGGGTCAGGCCCTTCTTGCGGATGATACGGGGGTAGCTGAGCTCGGTCACATTGAGGTCTACGTTGCCGGAGATCCCCGGCACAGAGCCCTTGCTGGTGTGCTGGTGGGCGTGGTAGATGTAATCCACCTTGGGTGTCTCGCCCGTGTAGTCGGCCAGCCAGACGTCCCAGCGGCCTGCCAGGCGCTGCATGTCCAACTCATAGCTGTAGCCCGTGTAGGTGTACAGCTGGGCGTAAAAGCCCATGGCTTCCACTTTTTCCAGCGCATACGCCACCACGTTGGTGAGGTCAAGCGTGGAGAGCTTTTTGAGTTTGTTTTCTTCCACGTCCACGCACACGGGCATGGTGAGCTCTTTGCCGCGTACTGCTTCCCGCACAAGGGCCAGCTCTGCATCCGCCATAGCCTCGCTGGTGGCGTAGGTGTAGTAGTAGACGCCCACGTCCAGCCCAGCGGCCCGGGCGCCGCGGTAGTTGCGCTCAAAGGTCGGGTCGATGTACAGGCCGTCTGCTCGCTTGCTCATCTTCGGATTCGTGGAGACCGTCTTGAGCATAGCCCCTTTGTAGCCCGCAGCGGCTACCTGTGCCCAGTCAATCGTGCCCTGATACCGGCTCACGTCGATGTAGCGGTAGGGCAGAGGCCCGCCCCAGCCGTGGGGAGCGGCGCTCTGGGCGCCCCCAGTGGACACT